TCACACGCCAGATTGCTTTTCCAAACGCTCCAGACGCTCATCAAGCTGCTTAACGCCGTTGATCAGCACCGCAATGAATTGCTCATAGCGAAGCCCTTGGCGCGAATTGCGATCATTCTTGTCGGACAATACCCATCCCGCAAAATCATCAATACCGACTGACGTCATCGCATCTTTGACCTGCTGGGCACCCAATCTGTAATGGACGCGGCAGCCTTTTGCCTTGGTCACAACATCTTCGAAATCTCTACATCTACTGTTTTCTTCCTGCCGATCTGAATTGAAGACTCCTGCAACACCTCAATAAATTTAATCTTGGTATCGCCAGTCTCATCAATGTAAGTACCGCCTGCAACCTTTGCCATAATCATGACGCGCTGACCGGCTGCATCAAATTCTGGATAGGTGTCCATGAGCTGGCGAGTTTTGATGACTGTCGATTAAACGCGAACAGCCTTGCCATCCACGACAGACACTTCAACAGTTTGCTCTTCGTACTCTTCCTCGTCCGGAACTTCTATTTTTTCAACCCGAACAACAACCCGCCCCACCTCACCGGCACCACTTTCACGGCAGGTAGACGCTGCAGTCTTTTTCCTTGGGCTTTGCTTGCCGGACGGCGGTGTCAGCCAGGGGCATTAGTGCATCACCAGTCAACCCGGATTCACGACGGGCTGACTAATGTACTAAAAATACGCGGAAGACGCTGGAGTCTTGCGGAACTCAACGCAACAAAAAGCCCGCACTTGGCGGGCTTCTTCTGGCTTTCGCGGTTCTCAACGGAACCCTGCGAAAGTACATCTGGTGCGGACGGAGAGACTCGAACTCTCACACCTTGCGGCGCTGGAACCTAAATCATGCACATCTACATAAACCAGATATAAATCAAAAGGTTACGACGCCCGCAATCGTCAACACCGTTCAGAATAATCAAGGCGTGTCACAACGTGCCGCAGCGCACGACACAATATCGTCACACCCTCCCCGGCGTCCTGCCGACGAACACCACTCCCAAAATCTGAAACACTCAACTACTGTATGCACATACAGCAATTGAGAATCACCCCCATGAACGAGAGCGATAGCTCAGACGCCTTGGCCGAATGGCACAAAAGGCTCAACGACAAGAGGCAATGGACGAACCCTGCATTCACCTACAGGTTTCTGGCGCGCATGGCCGAGGATATGCAGGCTGGCGGGCTGGTCGATCCATTGGAGCGCTTTGAGCTATTTGAACTGGCCAGCGCTGCGTTCTGCCACTTCACCGAGGAAGGCAACCATGAGTGGCGGCATCAGGCGTCGGACTATCTGGCCTACAACAAGGGCGGCACCATAGTTGGGAGTCTGCTGAACTCACGCTACGTTCTGCATGACGCTGATCAGTCGCCCTACCATGCTGCTCACTTCGCCTTCCTCAATGCTGAAAACGAACTCATCATGAGGGACCACAAGAAGTATGGAGCGCTTGAGGGGCGGTACATCTACACCGAAACTGGCCAGACCTTGACGCTGGTGGAGCAATCCAGGCAGATCAACGGCGTGGACTGCCAGCGCCTGACCGATGAAGATCAATACCGAGCGCTGATAGATGCCTCGGCAATAGCTCTCGACCAAGGCGACTTCAAAGCCTACGTCGCGCTATGGGAGCGTCACAGCTACTCGATATTTATCAGGTGCCTCCATTGCTGTGACAGATTCGACCAGCGGGAGGACTGCGCGGCCTGCGCTGGCCGGGGCTTCGTCGAAGATCCTGAGTGCCCGAACAAGCTGCCTTCGACAATTCAGCGCGCATCGTAGGCCGCCTCACACGCTTTTCCGGCTATTCGGGATCGGTCATAAGCTTTTCCCAGCTCTCCCGCTCGCGCGTCAGCCCGGCCGAGCAAGTCGGAGAGCACCATGGCGGCGCGGGTGGCTGCCTTGCCTCGTTCGGCAGCTCCGGTATCGCCGGGCACACAACCTGCTGTGGCTGCCAGCTTTCCTGCTTCGATGCGCAGCCGGCCGCCAGCAGCGTCAGCGACAGCAGCATCAGTAAGCGCAGCGGTCTGTTCTTGTCTCGCATCGTTTGCCACCTGGTTGGCCGCTTTCTGGCGGCGTTGCTCTTCGGTTCGATATTCGGCGGTGGTGGTGGCCACGGCCTCGGCTTGGGTGCTGGCTTCCTCGGCCCACTTCGCCTTCCAGGCCAGATCGGTGACGGTGACGCCGTGCCGGTATGCCCCGTACAACGCACCCGCCAGAGCGAGCAGGATCAGCAGCAGGCCGGCTGCGCGCCACGGCACGGCCTTCACGCCAGAACCTCAAGCGCTCGGGCGTACAGTGCCTGCCGATCAGCCAGACCGTTCGTGCCGCCGTTGATGCGCTTGGTGATGGTCAGAAAGTCGCCCTTGTCGGCCAATGCATTCAGCGCTGCCCGGTGCCAGAACCATGCCGCCGACATCGCGGCGTGCTGCGCCAGCTCGAGCAATTCGGGGTGGTTGATCAGGTCCAGGCCCAGCGCTTCGCCGCATTCCTCGTAGTTGGCCCGGCCGGTGATCTGGATCAGGCCCCGCCCACGGTAAAGCTGGCCGTCGCCGTCGGCCTCGGGCGTATTACCCAGGCGTTCAGCGAGCTTGCCGGTGTCGTACTTCGACAGGTAGGCGCTGCCGCCCAGCTCGCGGACGTAACGCAACTGTCCCGACTCGTGGCCCACCTGGGCAATAAACGCCGCGATTCGCAAACGGGTGACGATCTGGTACTTGCTCATCGCCGTATTGAGGACGGGTGCAAAAACGCCGGCTTTCTGGCCAGCGCTCGGGAGAATCTGCAACAGCTGCTGCGCGGTGATCGGCATTTGGGTTTCTCCAGGCAAAAAAATACCCGCTCGATGGCGGGGTGCGGGTGTTGCTGTGCAGGTGTTACGCGGTGGCAGGTTCTGGTGCTGGCTGAATCGACGCCTTGAGCGTGGCCAGTTCGGCGCGTAGCTCTTTGACGGCACCCATCAGATCGGTGATCAGTGCCATCGGGTCGAGCTGCTGGATACGTGCGTTTCCGTTTTCATCGACGCCGTCCTTCTCTCCGGTGACAGCAAGCGGGTTGACCTCTTGGGCCTCATGCGCGATCAGGCCTTGGTAGACCCTGCCGTCGCCTCGGAACACATCGCCAAATATTTTGCGCTCATAGGTTACAAGGCGATATGCGTCAATCCTGTCCAAAAAGGAAGGGATCTTTAATTCCTTGATGAACTTCTTGATGCGGTAGTCAGACGTGAAAAGTGTCATCGTGCCGACATATGTGTTGTCGATATAAACATCGACGTTATTACCAGTCCAGTTGAAGTTATAGACAGTTCCGCCTTTACTACCGCTGAACCCAGTACGACACCAATTTCCGTAAGATGAAATTCTTCCGGCGATATCCAGGCCAGCAAAAACGGGGACCTGACCCGCTCCAAGGCCCAGCGCAACGCGCGCAGAAGCTTGATCTTTCCCGCCAGTTCCGCCCTGAGCGAGCGCAATAGGCGTGGTCAACCCGTTGATCTGATTGGTGGAAACAAGTGTTGTTGATACTTCTTTAACGGTCAGGACGCCGCCATAGGAGTACGTCATTACTGGACCGGCTGCCGTGTTGTCCGAATTCACGGACCACCACGCATGCCCACCAAGGCCGCCGCCACGGTTGCAGATGTAGTTCGCCCCGCCGTCGCCGTTGCCGTTCCAGCCCATGTAAAAGCCTTGCACGTTGTAACCAACTGGCGCGCCTCGAAAGCCAACGCTTTTGATCAGGGCGTCGTAAGCGCCGCCCTTCATGCCGAGACTTGTAAGCGCTGAAGCGCCATCAGTAGCGCCAGTCCCGCCCTTTAACACCGGCAGGATGTCGTAGTTCCCGGTCGTGCCCAGCGCGGCCAGCTTTTCGCCGTACTGCAAAACCAAAGCGCGCAGCCGGTCGGCAGATTCCTTGACGTAGCCCTGCAGCGGAGCCAGCGCATACCCGCCAGCGCCGTTGGTAGCACCCTGATAGTTTGGCGATATCGACATGGCCGTATCACTGGCGATGTTCGTCACCTCGTACCAGCCGCCATCCGGGCCACGAAAGCCATCGCCGACGCGGCTGTTTGCAATGAATGCCGTACCACTGCCAATAACGGCGTTTGAATTTTGAGTGACGGCAACCGTCCCGGTTTTATACCAAGGCATTGAATTCTCCTAATTATATGCCTTGATTCAGGCGGTTAGTTTTGCGCAGAGGAATGGCCGGTGGCCCTGATCTGTCCATGCCGTTGTAGCGAGGCTATACATCATTATTTTTGAATTGGTGTAATCAACTGCTATTCCGCAGCCTCCACCGCTTGCGCCGTTGTGACAACTCATAGCAAATGAATTTATTGATATAAACTCGCCGGCCCCAAGCAATTTATCGATGCTCCATATATACCGACGACCGACGCTAAGCTGATCGCTCCCGACGTATGTCCAGTTACCCGCAGCAAACGTTACGACAACTGGAGGTGCACCGCTGTCGTATACAAGCTCGCCGCCAGCTCCCCAAATACGCATCCCAAAAGAGGCTGTACTCATGGCTGCCCATGCGGCAATAAAATATTGACCGCTCAGCGTACTCTGTACATTTGAAGCCTTCATTGCGAAGCCTGTCCAATTGCCCGGACCACCTGTAAACCATACTGATATCGGCACCTGAACGATGCCGTTTTGATCGGGCCTGATGAACACTATTGGAGGATCTACACTTGTTACCGCGCGTGGAAAAGTGACGTTTGCGTTTGTGGCTCCTGAATAAGTTCCCTTCGTGAGTGCGCAAAGCCTAGGCGTTTCCGAATCAATCTGCACGAAGGAGCTTTCATTGATGCTGATGACGCCAAAGCTCATACCTTAAACCTCACTGCGTACCCCTTGGCAACAATCCGTGTCTGGTTGGTGTTCCCGAGATTTGCTGATGGATTTGCTGAGCGGATGACTACTTGGTCTTTCGCCGTTGTTACGTACGGATAGGACTTTATGTTTCCGAGAGGGTCAGACTCAGCATTCTGGATATCTTGGGATCGGGTGGGAATAATCATGAAAACGCAATTGGCCGGGTCGAAACCCGGAATGCTCAGCGTGATTACCTTGGCTGTCGATCCGGCTGTATCGCTGAAATCCACTACCCCCTGCCAAATAACCTGATAAGTGAACGTGGTCGTATCCATGACCAAGTTCCCGTTTTCATCCCAAACTCTGGCTCCGTAACTCATACCGCCAAGTTCCCCCATTGATATCGAAGACGGTTCTGGTCGAAAACTTTGCCGCCTTGACCATTGATGGTCTGACGACCGCCGTCACCCAGGCTTGAGTTGATTTCAAACGTGCCATCAAAAAACAGCTTCCAGCCAGAAACGCCTGCGACGTAGTTATTGGACTGGATGTAGTTCCCGATCTTGGCGTTGGTGATAGTGCCGTCGCCAATAACAGCGGAGGCCATTATTACCTTTCCGCCCTGAACCACGAACGGAGCGATGAGAGTTCCGCTTGACTCATCAAGAATCGCGAAGCGTTGAGCATAGGCAAGAATTTGAGACTCCTGCTCCTGCCCTTCAACGCCGAGAGCCAGCCCCGCCATAACCGTTCTGCCGCCCACAGTGGTGGACGTCTTTATGGTTGTGAGCGCGGAGACCTTTCCGTTCAGGCCAGATACAGCAGTGCTTGCGGTTTGAGCCTGGGCAGATGCTCCATTTGCGGTCGACTGAACCCCATCCACTCGCGTGGATAGCGCGCCGTCTGCGTTGGCTCTGGTGGTTGCTTCAGACTGAATGGCGGCCTGATTACTACCAACAGACGAGGTCAGCGTCTGTATCTGTTGAGCGGTGGCCTGCCTGTCCGTGTTCGCGGTCGACTCGATGGTGGTGATCTTCGATTCGCTCGTGCCTACGCGAGAATCAATTGCCGTGATTCGCTGGGCGGTAGCCTCGCGGTCTGTGGCAGTCGTCGTTTCGACGGTGGTGATTCGCGCCTCATTGGTGCCGACACGCGCCTGCAGCGTCGTCGTGCGCTGGGCCTGGGCAAAGTCTTCTTCTGCCCTGATCTTCACCTCTTGTGCCGCGCTGGCCGTGCTGTCCCAACCCTTGAGCGCGTCCAGCAGATCGCCTTCCCCACTGTCGGCCCTGTATTGCGCCTGCACTGCCTGAAGCTGCGTTGCCGTGGCGGAGGTCTTTCCGTCCACCGTGGTGATGTCTGCGGTGTTCTTCGTGACCTGGGCCGCCAGAGCATTGGCCGACTGAACGACCTGACCCGTGTCGAGCCAATAAGTAGCATTCGGCGGAGAGTTGGCCGACCCCTTCGGTACGGGGATCTTTGCGGTGTAGAGCCGTTGGCCGAGCCTGACCGTCTCGCCTGTCTCATAAGGTCTTTCTGGGTCGTACTTAAGCGCATCCACAAGGTCGCCGATATCGGCCTGCAGTTCTTCCAGCCTCTCGTTGACAGAGCCGGGGCCGTCGCCGGAGATCAGTTCGATCTCCGCCTGTAGCGCCTGATTCAGCTCGGTCTTGCTGATCTTGCCGGCCAGAGCAGACAGATAGGCCGACACATCGTTTGATGTCGACGTAGGCACATAAAGAAAGGCGCTCTTCCCGTATGCGTTGGTCGAGCGGATGAAGTAGTAATAGTTGGTGTAGAACGCCAGATCGTTGTGGGTGAACGACTGGCCCTGACCCAGGTACTGCGCCGTGCCCGATGTCGCATTGGGGTTGGTGCTGAAAAAGTACTCGTAGGTGCCGCCGTTCAATCCGTGGTTCGGGTTCTGCGGGATCAGCACGATACTGTCGATCGATGATTGCACCACACAGGATTCTGGAATTGGCGGCCCCTGGATGCTCACCGAGATACTCGCTTCGCCAGATCGGGCCATTGGGCCCAGGGCGGCCACACTCATTGTGTATGTGCCTGACGCCAATCCGTTGATGGCAAGCGTGTTGGCCGTCGCGGGCACCGAGCGTGACTGCGCGACACCACCGCCCTGGCGGACCGTGACCACATAGGAGGTGACGATGCCCAGCGGTGGAAACCACGACAGTACGCCCTGCACCACCTCAGCAGCATCGCCAGGAGCCCATGCAAGCCCGGTGGGCGAGCCAAGCCCGCCGCTTGGCAGGTTGATGAACCCCAGCGGGTTGTAAGGCTGCCCAACGGCATCATCGAAGATTGCCGCCTCGTACTGCTTGACCTGAACCGTGCATCCTTCGCTGTCACCCATCGACCAGTCAGAGACGATGAACTCGCCAAGGATGTTCAGTGATGGCAGGTTCACGCGAACGACGCGACCCGGCCGGCAGTTGTAGCCTGAGAAGTTCATCGGCAGGCTGATTGCGCCGCCAGCACGCCGTTGGCGCATGGCGATGTTCGCCAGGCGCTGAGGCTGATAGGCGTCGGTCACATACGAGAACGTCATCGTCTCAGCAGCTTCGCCGCCGTCCTCAAGAATCCATTCGGAAACGCTGACCTCTGGGTAATCCGTCTCGGTCCAGGACTGTTCAGGATCAATGAACGTGCCGCGCACCGTGTTGATGGCGGAATCGTTCGTCGACTCGGTACTTCCAGAGACCGTGCCGATGATCATGTCTTCGGTGATCTCGAAGTCATACGGGCCGTAATAGGCCCCTGCCTGGAGCATCCAGCGGCCGCCGACGCGGATCAACTTGCCGGCGCATGACGCTTCCAGCTTCTGCAGTACGCCCGGACGTTGCTCGTCAGCACCAATCACGCAAGAAGTGCGATAGCGCTGGCTGACCGAGCCGTCGGCATTGGTCAGTGCTTCATCGCAGACGTTTGCTGCGCTGGCGAATGTCTCAAAAATGATCTCGTCGTCTGGGACGTTGCAGCGGTTACGCAGGAACCAGAGGATGTGCAGCGCGGTGTTGGCGGTATAGATGTTGTTGCCGGTGCGCGGGTCGTAAATGTCATTCCGGCCACGGACCACAAAGCGGGTGTCAGGGATACCAGACGGGAACTTTTCGGCACTGTACTTCAGGGTAATGCGCACGTACGACAGGCCGCGCCCGATCTGGCTGTCTTTCCAGTCCGGGCAATTGGCCTTGAGGAATGCGTTTACTTCTGTTGGGTTGACGATCAGCTCATAGCTGGCGAACTCACCGAACGAGCCGATCTCTTCCTCGCCGAGGTAGATGTTCTCCAGGCCATCGATCGCGCCTTCACACAGCACGTACACAAGGTGGATTTGCTCGCCCTCTGTGAGGGTGCCGGACTGCTCCTGTGCCCAGACCAGAACGCCACCGGTGGATACGCGGCCAAGGATGAAACGGATCGGCGCTTTCGATGACCTCACGGTCTGGGCCGACGGCTCGTTATCGCGCAACGGTGATTTGGTGTTGAGCTTTTCCTGCTGGGACGCAGCGTAGAAGGCCAGGCCAGCGCCAATTGCAGCGCCCACCGGGCCACCTTGGACGAAGCCAATCACAGCGCCTACGGCGACCTGGGCAATCTTTTTAACGCCACTGGGCATTATTCAACCCTCCAGGCTGACAACGGCTCACACACAACTCGAGAAACGCCGTCATCGGTCGTTGCCCAGTAATCACCTGCCCAGAACACGGCCATGCTGCGACCTGCCGGTGCTTCGTACATCACGACATCGCCGCGCTGGATGAACGGGACTGCCACCCTTGCAAAGCACGCATCCCATGCAGCTTCCAGGCTGCCGTGACGCTTCTTCAGCGCACGCTTGGCACCCGCCTCGGTCTTGTAGGTACCTCGGTATTGCTCTGCAGGATCGACACCGCACACGGCGATTGAGCAGTCGGCGGCGAACAGGCAACAGTCAAATTCGCCCCATGAAAAAGGCCGCCCTTGGGCAGCCTTGATCACGTCGTTCAGACGCGTGGTCCAGTCTCTATGGCGCATATCTAACTTCCGTAGGTGAAGGTCGGCGCATCCTTGGCAGACCCCCAGTAGATGGGCCATTCGGACATTTGCGCGATTGCGTAGAAGAAGCGGTCGCCCTGGTGCCGGGCGCGGTGGTTTTCGTCCGTCCAGCGCTCGGTGCCGGTTCGGCTCCACTCGGCCATGCGGTCAATGACCGGCACGGTGATGGTGTTGCCGTCCTGGCCATTGCCCGCGAACGAGAACTTGGCGGCGTCCATGCGCCCGGAAAACAGGATGTCGGCGGCGTAGTTGCCAGCCTCGTCAAACACCACGAAGATGACCTTGGCCATTCGGCCCCGGCAGCCGCGCACGTTCGTTTCGGACAAGATGTAGGAGTCCAGACCGCTCAACGTCAGATCCACCGACATGGGCGAGCCAGAGTTGTCGCTCTCCTGCGACTGGCTGACCTGTCCGAAATTGCCCACACCCTCGTAAGTGATGCCGTCGACAACCAGCTCACCGGTTCCGGTATGGGCGAACACCATTCCGTCAGCGAAGTCGAGCTGTACGGCGTACACCGGCATGAATTTGCCCGTGGCGATGATATCCACCACGTTCTGGCTGAAAGGGAATGCTGATGGCATCAGAATGCCTCCCTGAATGAGTAACTGCCGTTGGCGACCACCGGCCGGCGCGTCATGGCCCATGTGTCAGAGGTCATGCGCATTTCCGAGTAAGGGTTCAGGTATTCAACCGCCGCCCCTGGCGTGAGTGTTTTCCGGATGCGCTTGTTGAGCGGCACCGTGGCCTGGCCCTGGGCGTTCGACGACACAGGATCGGTCACCTCAAACATCTCGCCCGCGATGGTTATGTAGTCACCCACGCTGAAAACCGGGGAGTTGGCCGGCGCGCCAGCAATGATCATGCTGCGCGCCTGGGCGAAACCGCTGACCACGTTGAGCGCTCCGATACTGTTCTTCCGGTACCGCGTGAAATCCGGCAGATTGAAAGTGCCGAACATCCCGTCCAACTTGCCGAGGAACGATGAAAGCTCGCGCTCTTCAGCGCGCGTGAGCAGGCCAAAGGTCAGGGTGCACTGCCAGTACGCGCCGGGGTAGCCAACGATCTGCTGCGCGTTCGAAAGCGACGACGTGAACGCCCGGCTGTTGTTGACGATACCCCAGCTCATTTCTGACGGGCGCAGCGAAGCGGGCCACGTGAAAGCCATGCGTTACTCCTTATCTATTAGCGCCTGGCTGCAAGCTGGCGGATGGGTCCGTTTATTTTGAAATCGCGCATCACCATCTCGTAACCACCCTTCGCGCCTTGATACGCAGCTTCCTTGACCATGCTGAGGGTCGATTCGTCTGGAGTGCCTTGGAACTGGAACGACTGGTGGATGGCTGGGCCGTTGGTGCCAGGTGAGGCTGTTTGCTGGGCGCTGCTGGACGATGCTGTCGTAGCCGCCTTGCCGACATAACCGCCGTCGGCGTAACCCTTGGTGCTGGCGTTCATGCGCTCCAGGAACTCACGCGCGCCGGGCTGGCTGACCACTTCCTTTTTCACGACAAATTCGCCGCCGTGGACAACGCCCTTAGGCTCGAACTTGCCGCCATCGCCGGTATAGCCGCCGCTAGAGAATCCCGACTGCGAGATGGTCTGGCTTGAACCGGTCATGGTGCCCTGACCAAGCGCCGCACTACCGCCACTCAAGAAGCTGAATGCCGTGCTGAGGAAACCAGCCGCCGCCTGCCGAACCTGAATGCGGATCAGATCCTCGATCACACCGTTGGCGAAATCCTTGAAGGACAGCTTCCCGGTTTTCACGAAGTTCACGACCGCGTCTTCCATGCCGCTGAAAGCGTTGGTGAACAGCTGCTTGGTCTGCCCGGCCACATCGCGCGACTGTTCGAGGTAGTTCTCAAGCGCCGAACTGGCACCCAGCGTCCAATCGGACTGGGCTTTGTCGACGTCCGAGTAATACTTCTGCTGCATTGCCAGGCGGCTTTGCAGTGCGGCGTTCAGCGCATTCGTTTCCTTACCATACAGGTCCTGGCTGATCTTCCCTTCGTTGCGCTGCTGCAACAGATTGTCCAGCTGGGACTGGTACTGCTCCTGAATACCAAACTCCTCTTGAAGTCGGGCGCGCGCCTGGTCGCCCATTCCTTGGCCTGCAAGGCTATTGCTCAGGCCGACCTGATCCTTGGATAGCTGGCTGTTCAGGTTCGCCTGGAAGGAAATCATCTTCTGAGTTTCCTCAGCAGCCAATTTCCTGAGCTCGACTTCCTTTTCAAGGCTGGCGTTTTGCTTCTGCTGCGCAATGTTCAGTTCGGCCATGGCCAGAACCTGCTTTTGCGAGGAGGTGAGCGTTTTCTTTTCCTTCAACTGAGCAATCTCAGTCTCCAGCTCGACCAGCTTCTTTTGCTCCGCCCCTATCGATTTGGTGGTGCCGTCCTGATTCAATAGCTCCTTGCTCTGCGCAACCAGCACCGCGTACCGCTGACGCGCGTCGTCCAGCATCTTGGTGCCGGCGTCCTCCTGGTATGGCTTTTCCTTGCCTGCGTTCTTGTTAGGCTTGGTGCCTTCTGTGATCTGTTGCAACTGCCTGTCAGCGAGCTGCGCGGGCGTCAGGCGGGTAGGCGCAAGTGGTGACGCTCCATTGGTCAACAGGTCGTAACCGGTGCGCTTCTTCGGCATTCCAAGATCGATTTGCGGGCCTCCCTGCAACTTCAGAGCTGCGTTGATGACGCGCTGCATCTGCTCGATCTGTTTATTGGCGCTTTCCTCGGCCGCCTTCGCAGCATCTTCGTGGCTTTTCTTGACGGCTGCCGTCGAATCCTCTGCTGCCTGCTGCTGGGTGTACAGGGCGATCAACTGATTACGCAGGGCGGTCTGCTGAGCCTTGTCAGCGGTTTTCACTGCATCTTCGTACTTCTTCAGCAGGTCGGTCTGCTCGGCAACGATACCGGCTTGGGCGGCCTGCTCCTTCGTCAGCCCCATTTTCCCGGCGCGGTAGGCAGCCTCGGCCTTTTCGTTCGCTCCGACCAGGTCGCGCGCCTCGGTCAGCTTGGCGATGTACTTCTGCCACTCTGCGAGCTGAGCCTTTGTTTGAGTGCTTGAGCCAGCCTGGGCAGCGCTTAGGCTGGATGTGCTGCTGGTAACTGCTTTGTTTGCTGCGTCAACACCAGCGAGCTTTGCCGCGAAATCTGCCGAGTTTCTGCTGCTGGTCTGCTGCGTTACGGCCAGCTCGGAAAGCGATTTGATGAACGCGGGAGTAGCGTTGCTGTTCTCCTGAATCCACTTGGTCACATCGTCCAAGGGGCGCTTGCCTGCTTTGACCTCGTCGATCATCGTGCGGAACTGTGCGGCAAAAGGCCCGAGCACGATTCCGGTCTGGATCTTGTAGGTGAAATCATCAAGAGCCGATTCGGCGGTTTTCAACTCTTTGGCTTGTTGCTCGGCCCACGTTATTTTTTGCAGCCGCTGCTGCTCTGCGGAGAGGGCCTTGTACTTCTCTATCGACTCAGCAACCGTTGCGTTATGACTGACAAGCGATGCCGACGCATCCTTGGCGCTGTCGCCCACGCTCAGAAATGAGTATGCGACTGCGCCCGTCAAAGCGATCAGGCCAACAGGACCGGTCAGCAAAGCGAGCAACCCACGACCTGCTGCAGCCGTAAGCAGCATTGCCTTGCTGGCGGTGGTTGTCGCGGCAGTCGCCATCTCAGAGGCCCGCACCGCTGCGTTGAGCGCCAGCGTTGTCTCGGCGTAAGAAGCAGCAGCAGCCGTCCGGCCAGCGTAAGCCGACTGTATCTGTGCGGAAGTAGCGATTGTTGTTGCTGCGAGAGCGGCTTCGGCTGCTTGTATCTGCCGGATTATTGCCACCTCATCAAGTCGAGCCAATGCCATGCGGTTCCTGGCCGCGGCACGCCCCTGCTCGCTGATCTGGGCCGCTAAACGCTGCTCTTCTAAAACCCGCTCTGCTGCGAGCGTTGCCTGAACAGTCTTTAGGTTGTTGATTTCAGATTGCTGGCGAACTCGGTCTGCTGCCACTTTTTGCTCGGCGAGACCCAATTCGGCATTTGCCCTGGCAAGCATGGCATTAGCATCTGCCTGCTTGGACTGGGCACTCAATAGTGACTGCTTTGCCGAGGCCGCCTCCACTGCGGCGTTTTTCAGGCTCATCGCGGTTGAGTACGCAAGAGCCCCAGCCTGAGTCAACGAAGCTTTGGTAGCTGCGACCAAGCCGACGGTAGCTTGACCTGCTGCTATTGCCAGGCGACCGCCAAGCACGTAGGCAAGTGTTTCCGCTACGTTCGAAATCCTGGAAAGAAGTAGATAGGTAGAGGAAGAATCTTTTGTAAGGTCATCCATCGATTTGGAGACAGACACCAGCGCGTGAGATATCGACGCGCTGACGCCACTGGCCTGATCCATCTTGCCGACCAGCTGAGTGAACGAGTTGTCCAGCGCAGTGATGCTGTTGCCGATCGTTACCGCGGTCTTATCGAACAACTGATCGACTGCTATGCGCTGCGCTTGCAGTGCTTTCACAACAGAGTCGGCAGTCAGAAGTCCTGCCGCACCAAGAGAGCGAAGTTCGCCAACAGTTTTACCCATGCCTGTAGCAATGGCCTGCGCCAGCGCAGGAGCCTGCTCCATGACGCTGTTCAGCTCTTCGCCACGCAGCACGCCGGATGCGAATGCCTGGCCCAGCTGGATCAACGCTGCGTTCGCTGAAGCAGCTGATGCGCCGGAAATAGCCAGGGTCTTGCTGATGGTGCCGACCACTCCGGCGACACCTTCGCCAGTCAGTTTGAGTTCGCGTTGATTGGCCGCGATTCTTTGATACAACTCTGCTGTCGCGCTCAGCGGCTGGTATGAACTCTGGGAAATTGCGAACACTGCTTTTTGAGCAGCTGCAAGCTCTCCAGCGCCGTCGGTTACCAGCTTCATGCGGTTCGTAAGCGTGCTGTATGCCTCGGCTGCATCGTAGAAAGCCTTGGCGCTGAACGCAGCCGCCAGGGGCCCAGCTATGCCAGCAGCAGCACTGCCAAGCGACTTTACTTGGCGCTCAAGGCCTTGAACCTGAGCAGTGGCTGATCTGGCATTTTGGCCGGCGCCGTTAATTGTGTTGCCAGCACCGGAAATAATCGGGCCAGTCCTCAAGCCTGCATCGTTCAGCGCCTGTAAGCCTCGGCGAAGATCGTCCACTTTCTGCTGAGCGCTGCGGCTATCTACCTCAATAGCGAGGCGTGAGGTGAGGGCCATAATTTTCTCCGGGCATTAAAAAACCCGCCGAAGCGGGTTTTCTGTTTGGCAAGTTTTCTATGATGAGATTTTGTAGAGGATGAGCATGACCAAGACAACGAACCCCAGGATGACGATGATTCCTTTGCTTGACGTGGGCTCTATCTGCACAGTCGAAGGCTGAGGGCTGATGTCGACCGACTCAAGTGGCGGATTTTCGATTTTGATTAGGTCCTCTCGAAGCTTTGCGGAAGTGGCATTTACTTCTTCGAGATATATCCTGTTGAACCTATCGCGCTGCTCGCTGCTGAGCCCTTCGAGAAGCCCCTCAACCACATCCTGCTGATCAAGAATCATCTGGTGTATGTTGCCGCCTGAGCGACCAAACACGGCCAAGGCCTCACCGTCGATTCGCACGTACTCTCTTATTTCTGATCTAGATGCTGTTGCGGGGTTCATATAAGGCTCCCTGTTGATGACAGCAATCTACCATCATCGGGCGCAACGGCGAACGACCACTCAGAAGTTTATGAGGTTTTTTGCGACAGCTGCAGCGGCAGCCTTGATCGTGCTGAACGAAAGGTCCAAGCCTTTTTCTTGGATGACGTCTACCGTCTTGCTCCAAAGGGTTTTCGATCTAATCTGGTCTAGGAATTCATGCCCTTCCCATGTGAGATCAAAAACGAAGCACTCGCGAGGCTCGCTGCTGTATTCGACGCATTCCGCATTGATCAGCCCTGCCTCTTTCAGCAGGAACATCTGATATGCGACCAAGGCTGGATCGTGTCCAGGAATGTCCTTGTCTGTAATCGTCTTGTTGTGGTCTTCGTTTTCCTCAACAGCTATCAGGATCAGCCTGATCAGGTCCCAATCTCTTTTCATAAGCTCTCCACGGTGATTCTGCAGGCGCCAGTTCTGTGGCTGGATGAAAGTCCAGTAACCAGTTCCGGGTTTAGCGTAGTAGCGTATCGCCAATTAAACCAAAAGGAATTTGGAAATGGCAAAGCAACCACCTAAAAGCGGCTCCGCATGGACCGCCACTGAAATCTCTCAGCTACGCACCCTGGCTGCTGGAAACACCCCCACAAGGATCATCGGCTTGAAACTGGGTCGCTCTGAGCAGGCCATATACAGCAAGGCAGCCGAGCTGGGGATCAGTCTAAAGCCGACAAATCAGTCTCCGTACAATCGGAAGTGAGTTGTGCAACGCATCTCTCGTACGCTTCGCGCTGATCTGACGTCCACTGGTGGTCGTGCCCCGCAAGGGCGACCGCCAGCTGATCAAGGCACGAAAGTAGTTCAGCTTTGAAATCGCTCATCACTTCTCCTGCGGCCCTGCCGCATCATGTGGTTTCGTCATCATCGTCCTGGTCCATGAACATGCGATCCAGCTCGAAGACCACTTCGTCGACCTCCTCACGCGGAATCGGAGAGGGCCTTGCGTCAAGCCAGTCCGATATCTCGCGGGCTGAAAGCGGCATCGGGAATACGCCGCCCATACCTGAAATGTACCGCCGCCCCCGGCAAACACCCCTGAACGTATTGAGCAGGTATGCCGTGATTGGATCTTGCGGCGGCTCATCCGGAACGATCATGCCGAACCGTTGGAAAATCAGCTTTCGCTTTTCGGCTTCCGGCCCCGCCCACTCGCTTTCCCACTGGAAGCGGGCGATGGCTTTTCCAGCGTTTCGACCTGCTCCACTTTTTTGGAGGCGGCCAGTTCGCCGCTGTGCTCCAGCACGAACAGGAACAGGCCGACGTTGTCCTCAAGCATCTGAGCGCCGACCTGCTCGGTGTATTTGATTTCGTTGCCGTCGCCATCCACTGCGCCGGTCCAGTCCTTCAGCAGGAACGAGGCGATAGCCAGACAGTGATTGACGTATTCGGTCTTCTCGCCTGCGATCACGCCGATGTCACCTTCCTGGAACTGGGCGTCGTTACGAGCCAGGCGGCGGCGCATGCGCTCCATCGCGATCTGGTATTCGGTGTTGTCCAGCGAGACCAGCAGGACTTTGGTGTCTGCGTCGAAATCGAACCACTTCGCAGCGGTATCGACCACTTCTTTCGCTTTAAGTCTGAGAGCCATGATGCAACCTCAACGCCACGCCATAAAAGGACCTCCCCGGCAGGCGTTATCACCGGAGCGGTCAAAAGGGTTTACGGTGCTGGGTCAGCAGCGTCACGGGTGATGGTCGGGCTCTGCTTGGCCACGGTGTAGTTCAGTTCGATCTGGATCAGGTCACGCTTGCCGCCGTTCGGCAGTTCGCCATCCACTTCCACGGCCGGGAAGTTGAACGTGTACTTATTGCCAAGCGAGTCGGTGATTGGGAACTCGACAGCGATCGGCAAGCGGGTGAACGTGTTCTTCCAGATCTGCCACGCGCGCTTGGACCATGCCAGGGTGATGCTGCCGGTGATGGCCGCCTCGGTGGCGATGTGGGCGCCTGGGCCAAGTCGCTCCGAACCCAGGCAGCGCTGAGTCTGCAGGCTGTTGTCCAGATTGATGGTCATTGCCGAGACGCAGGCCACACCTTCGAGCGACTGGCCATTCACCAGAATCGTGCCGACGCTGTTGTTCGACAGGAACGGCGTGGTGGTCGGCGCGTTAGGCGTGACGACAATCGGCGTTTCGCTGTCGGTGTAGTCCAGGCACGCCATGTTGAACGTGGCCGTGACCTTGCCCTCTTCTGGAATCTCCAGCGCGAAGGTGGATACGTGAGCGCCCTTGAACACGCCGTAGACGCCGATGTCGTTGTAACCCTTGGCGATGCTGAAGGTGTTGCGAGTATCGCCCACACGCAGCACGTCGTTCGTCCAGGCGCCGTAGAAAGCGGCCTCCAAGAGCTGATCGAACGAGCCGAACGAGAACTCGGCAGACAGATCGCCGCCGATATCGATGCTGGTGGCCACAGAGCCTTGGCTAAGGCGGGTGTCGGTGATCTCGTCACTGACTTCGGTGTTGACGGTCGGGGTCAGCGCGTTACCGGTCAGGCGCAGCGTGTCCCAGGTGCCGGTGGGGGTAACGCCGGGCGTCACCTCCTTGATGATGTGCGAAACGACTTTTGCGCCGGAACTCATTTGAGTCTCCTTTCTGCGGGCATAAAAAACCCGCTCAAGGCGGGCCGGATGGGTGCTTCAGGTTCAACCGGCGCGGAACCGGATATTCACGTTGATCTGATAGAAGCCTTCGTACTCACCTGCGTCGACCTGGCTGGCCTCGATGCACTCAAGGTCGCCTTCAGTCCAGTAGGCAAAGTGCGCTTCCAGTGCGTCGGCCAGTTCGTTCAGGCCGCGCATGCCGGTGCGCAGACGGGCAAAGCACTGCACGACGATGATGCCGGGCTTGCGGGTGTAGGGCTGGTCGGCCATGCCGGCCATGAAGGCGGTCGCGTGCTGGATGTGTAGGCGGCACCATAGGCCGTCGGCAGGCGGCTTGAACACGCCTGAGCCGTCTTGGTTCTGAGCCGGGTACTGAGCGTTGGGATAGAAAATGCGTTCCTGCTCAATCCCGGTGAAGGCCACCATGCGCGCCGTGATAGCTCTGCGGATCTGCTCATAGGTCATGATGCATACGCCGCTGCCACGCCAGCGAAGGCGAGTCCAAAGACGCCGGACGGTGCCTGTTTCGAGTGACCATTCTCCAGCTTCTCCGCATACGGCAGATTGTTCTGGATGTAGATGATCGAAAACGGCTTGAGCCCTCCCAGCACAGACGCGCCTTTGCTGATCGAGGTCGAGCCCGTCGGGTCCAAGGTTTGGCTGTTCGAGAATACTGGCGAACCAATCGTGACTGTCGTGTTTCCTCGAAACCTGCCGGTATCCACCGGGGAGCGGCTGACGATCTCGCCGAGCAGCGCCATAGCAATGATGCGCATCTGCTTGGTCATATCGCCTTCAATCTGAGCGATGAAGGCAGTCGGGGGGGTACTCCATCCGGCCATCAGATTTGCCTCAGTTGGATTTGATAGATGGCAGCTGTCGGATCGGTACCCACCGCGAGCACGTCATACCCGTTAATCTTGTGCCCTGCCTGCGGAACGCCTGTCACCTCGTTTGTGAGCGCGGTTAGTTGCTGGTCTGATGCCTTGATGCTCTCACCGTCAATCAGGTTGGCCTTGTAGCTCCCGAAAATTCCGCGCCCGCTGTATTCAATAACGGTCGGTGGCCCGCTGATTTCGCTGACAGGGTCCCAGCTACCCGGCAGAGTTATGCCGCCCGTGAACTGCTGTACGGCGTCAGCCAGGCCGTCAGGATCGTCGAACGCCTCGGCCAGCTCAGCCTGAATTTCTTCACGCATCCCCATGATCAAACCCTCTTCAGCATCATGATCCCGGACCGCTTGATCCACGGTGCCAGAAGCGCGATAGCGAAGTTCTCGCCCTGAGACATGTCCGAACTGCCAGCGACGTAGGTCTTACTGACTGAGGTGCCAGACTGAGCAGAAACGGTCTTGCTCTGAACTTCCTTCTGCGTGGCCTTGTACAGATTGCCTGCGGCCGCCTCTTTAGCGACCTGAGCGCCAGCCGTTTTGATCTCGACGGGCGTCGGATCGGGAACGACTCGCTTAATCTTGGCCGTAAGCCAGGCGTTTGCCATCGTCACAGCAAGGACCGGATCACCTGTACCTGCCCAGGCAGGACCCAGCTGAGCATCAACATCGGCGACAGTGATGAAATCGGTCATGTGCTTGCCCTTATTCCTTCGGCACCAGGGCCTGCAGGTCTTCTTTCTTTGCTGAGGCGTCGAAATCGATGCCTCTGCCGGTCAGCCACTCTTTCAGCTCCGGGACCTTCATTTTCAGAGGGTCGGTTTCCGGGGCCTCCTGCTCGATCTTCAGTGCTTCGGCGATCTCTTCTGCGGTGCTGCGGGATGCGTAGCCCTGCGGCGGGTAGTTGCTTGCCTTGTAGCCGGCAGCGATGTATTCCGAGACGGTTGGGCCGTCAAGACGCAGGCCATCGTCGCCCGCGGCGCTCACCTTGATACCAGCGCGCTTGTAGGCTTCGATGATGCTGGGGTTGTCACCCTGAACAACCACGTCAGTCGCCGAGCTGATTACTCCGAAGAATTCGCTCAGCAACCGATAGCAGACACCCGGCTCACTGCCGGGCTTATCGGTATAGATAACCTTCATGCTTGTCTCCATTTCGGCCGAGGCGCATCAAAGCGCCCCGCCGAGGATTGCTTACGGGGTAACAGTGCCGCTGATGACGCCGGCGAACGGGACCTGCTTGCGGTCGAAGACTCGCTCCCAGTTCGCGGCAGCCGCGTACTGCGTGGCGGTCGGGCTGAGGTTGCGGTTCTCGCCACCTTTCCAACTGAAACCGGCAGGCTGGAGGATCATGGTTTTCCGCTCCCACAGCACTTCGGCACCACCACCGTTACCACCGGATGGCTTGCGCTCCAGCTCTACCGGGTTCGGCGGGTCGCCTTCGCCGTAGCCGAATGCGCCTTGACCGAAGAAAACGGACAGGTAGCGACCAGTGCCATACACCAGGCTGTCGTCCATGAACACCGGCTTACCCAGGTAGGTGGCCAGGATGATGCGACCGTCGGAGTCACGCAGGTATTCAATGAGGTCCTGCTTGACCATCTGGTTCATCACCACGGAGTGAACACCAATGGCAGAGAACACATCGGCAGCATCACCAGACGTGAACGCCGCGTCCTGAAAAGCTCCAGCGCTGATGGTTGCGCCAGCATCCACGACCATGTCGCCCGCATCGTTGGCGATGTTCGAGGCAATGATGCCGCGAGCAGAGCCCAGCAGGTAACGCTGCCAGCGGCGAGTCCAGTAGGTACCGAAGCGGTTGCGGATGTGCTGCATCGGCTCGGTGCGGGCCAGCTCGGTGGTCAAGTCGGCCACACCGTAGCCCTTGTTGAGGTAGAGCGTGCGGGCGCGCATGCTGCCCATCTCTGCCTTACCGACCGCGCCCAGGTCATCCGGGTCGTCGTTGGAGATGTTCGGCTCTTCGTCGGCATCCAAGTCTTGCCAGTAGACAATTTCGGCGGTGCCCTGGCCGTTGGATGCGATGGCGTCCAGCTCAGGGGATTTGACGATGATGCCGGATTCGAAAACAGCGGTCTTTTCCGGCGAATTGACCGGCGCCAGATCGGCGTAATAGTCACGAACGAAGATGTCCGCGAGTTGCGTGGTGGCCATGGATTAGGTTCCTTGAGTGGCTTTGAGTCGCTTGTATGCTTCGGGGTTGTCTCGGGCCAGAACTGCGCGCTCTTGCTCGGTGTGATCCCCCCACTTTTTCGTGGCCTTGCCACCGTTGTCGCCGGTCTGCCCGGCACCCTGAGCCCTTGGCCAGAGGTGTGTTGCTGTTTCACGCAGCGATTCCGCCCATTCGAGCGGTGACAGCGGGGTCTTGCCGTCCTTCCCGTAAACGACTTCGCCGTCCCGGTCGGTGGCAATGGCCTCGCCGTCTTCACTGAGTTTGAAAGTGCCTCGGGCGCGCAGGATGATGTCCTCAGCAGCCTCAGGAAGCGCGCCGGCCTTGATGGCGGCGGCGCGAATGGAATCAGCCAGCACCTTGTCGCTGTACTTGGCAGCGAAGGCCTCGGCTTTGTCGGCGCGCGTCTTCTCGGCGGCCAACTGCTTGTCGTAGTCGGTACGCAGGCGCTCGGTGCGCTTGGTGATTACCTCGTCAAGCTTGCCTTCCGCGAGCAGGCGGGTTTCCTCGTCCTGACCGACCTTATTGAGTAGGCCCTTCACTGCGTCGATGTCCAGACCTTCAAACTGGGTTTTGAAGCCTTCCAGTTCGGTCTTGGTCGTGCGGAGAGAGCCGAGCAGTTCGGCGTTCTTGGTCTTCAAGCCAGCGACTTGCTGATCGATGACCGCCTGAATCTCAGGGGTAATGGTCACACCACCGCCGCCAACGCCACCTTCATCGGTCGCATTCAGAAAAAGTTGTTTCAGCTTGAACATGGATATCCCCTGGGGATTGATGGGCCGCTGACCTGATCAGCAGGCATAAAAAAACCGCCCATAAGGCGGCTTGGAATTTGTGCGCCACGAGTTTTGGTAGACGCTTTTTGTGGCGCGGAATCAGTTCATACCGGCACGCTCAAAAGCCAGCGGCTCGCGCTGTTTGAGCTGCTCCAAGTTCAGCGTCCTACCGTTGTCATCAATGAATCGCTCAATCTTCAGCTCTCCTTTGCTAAACAGGTCATAGCGGCTCGGGCCCAGAACGTCGCGCTGGAATGCGGCTGGCTGCTTAGCGAGCCACTCGGGGTAGCTCGTCTTGCTACTGACCTGAGCAGCGCCTTCAGAACCTACCGAGGGCCGAACTGATCCAGGAATCTCGCGGGCATACTTCGCCTTAATAACAGGGATCAAGCTGGTACGGCACCGCCAGTGGTACGGAGGCCGCGGGCCATCGAGCGGGATCACCGTCTGATCGACGCTCATGCAGAATATCGTCGTGCGTCCATCCAGCGTGGCTATGCGTTTCATACCTTCGAGGATGTCGTCGTTCGCCTTGAACGTCTCCACGCGCGCGGTGCTGGCGATGTGGTTGGTCATTGTGTTGACCAGTGCCATCGCTTGATCACGCTGCTTTACTCCCAACGGGTTCAATCGGCGCGCGATTTGCTGGCTTGTTTCTCCCAGAGCAGAACCAATCCTGACCTGACTGATGATTTCGGCCGATCTTTTGGTGGTGTACTCGTCGAGAGCTCCGGCAATGCTGATCTTCTGCCGCCCCTTACCGACCTCCAAGTACATCGGATCAGCCATCGCGGATGCAGCGATCATCTCGGCCGATGGCTTGCTATATTGAACGGAAGCCTTGATGACCTTGCCCAGCAGGGCCGCATTGAACGCCACCTCGTAAGTGGCGAGGTCGGACAGATCAAGTTTGGCTTGAACCGACATCTCGCTATACACGAAGTACAGGTCACGCTGCAGCGTTGCTATTTGCTGCTCGTAACGCTGAGTACCGTACTGGCTCAAACCCTCAGCCACCCTTCCCTTTGCGGCCTTGATGGCCTGCTCAATGAACTTGGCCAGTTTCTTCATGCTGCCGCCCGCGTAGCGCTGGACGTACACCTGGTGCCGGGTTGCAGCGTCAGTCAGAAAGCCTTCACTGCTCATCGCTTCCGCCTACGGGTGGCTCCATCGCCAACTCTTCGTCTATGTCTTCGTTGCTTCGATCGAGCGAAATCACCGCGCCTCGACGCAAGTTGTTGCGCAGGTCTGTCTTAGCGATGATCCCGTTCTGCCATAGCTGGAGCTGAGCAAGGATCTGCTGCGCTTCCGCCTCCGGCACAACAAACTCCGGATCAACTTTGAACGTGACTTCGTCCGGCTTGAAGCCGAGCCATTCGGCGGCGTAGCGCAAGCCTTGCTCGATTCCTGCGGCAGCGGTAGTCACAATGCTGTGCAGCGTCGCATGCTGGTCGTTCTGGCGGGTCTTGCGGGCCTCGCCTGATTCGGTGCCGCTCACGTCCATGACCTTGGCGCCCGCCTCAAGCGCGGCTCCTTTCTGGTCTGCCATGGCCTTGCGCACAGCCTCAACGCCTGCCCCCTGAAACTCTAGGTAGCCGCACTTACCGTTCGGTCCGAGATCCCAAGCAGCAGAGGGGCCGGTCACACTCAGCTCGACAGAATCATCCAATCCGGCGACCCACGGTTGCGGGTGACTGGTCTGGTGCAGCGCGGTGAAGTAGTCGGCGCTTAGCTGGTAGGACTTCAGCGCGGCACGAGCCATGGTAAGCAGCGGTATCTCATCCACATCAGGTGAGTTGTCAGTCGAGCCGCAGTAGATGACCGGCAGGTAAGGCAGGCCGCGTACAAGACGATTTCCGCTCCCAACAGTGCCCAGTGCGCGCTCATCTTCGACGATCTCACCCCCCTCATTACGCACCGACGTGAAGCACACGCCTTCTTGCATGAAGAACTCGCGATAGACCGTCTCGCACTCGTGGCTGTAGCGGTCGCCGCCCTTCTTTCGGAACTCTCGGAACACCGAAAGAACCAGGTCTTGGCGCCCGCCCTGATCGGCGGTATCCCAATTGATTGCGTTGCGCGCCGTGTAGGTGGAGAAGTACGGCGCTCCAGAGTCGTCAACGTTCACCACCAGCGGAACGCGGCCATGCGAGATCGTCTGGCGAACCATGCGCATGAACAGCTGCTTGAGGCTGAAACCATCGGCAGTAGCATTTTCTTCGATGCCCTTGAGGCCAGCAGGCAGCGCAATCTCTGGAATCAGCCTGGACACCAAGCCCATCATCGATCGAAGCGAGTCGCGCACCCAGTGGTCGTACTGAGCACGATCCCGGTAGTTGTCGTACAGGTACCGATTGCCGACCACATCCAGCTTCTCAGCTTCGACCATTCCGCTTGGTTTGGGCAGGTTGCGGTCACGGCGCTTGATGGCATCTTCGCCTTCAAGGGCGTCATCCATCATGCACCACTCATCGATGTGAGCGTCGTATTCAGGGTTCGTTGATTGCACGGGCATTATGCGAGGCCTCCTATACGGCGGACACCGCCTGTGCGTACGCGTTTGGTTTTTGCTACAGCGAAGTATCGAAAGGCGTCGGCGCCGTGTGATGTGCTGTCATGGAATGGTTTGTCCTTCCAGCAGCCGCGGTTCTCGTCCCAATCCTTGCGGTAGTTTTCGAGATGACCAATGCCTTCTTCGCACTTGGATTCGTCGAATATGCAAAGGGCCAGGATCTCCCGGGCCGATTCAATGCCGTCGTCGACGCCGGTCCTTGGAACGACCTGGAACTTGATCGAATAACGCTCGCCATCGATCTCGTATCCCTCTTTGGCGATATCCTTGCGGCTCTTGGCATCGCTGCCGAACTCGCGGTTCTCAATATCGTGGGGCCCCCAGTGCTCGGAATAGGTGTAACCCTTGTTCTTGAGCACCTTCATGTAATGGCGCAGGCCTTCACCTGAGTTCTCGTAGTAATCAATGACGTGATACTCAGTGCCGATCTGGCGCACGAACCAGATGGCCGTGGAGTCGCCGACACCGATGTCCCAGAACGTCATCACCGGCTGGTGGCTGTTGTTTGGGATAACGCCAATCCGCTTGTTCGCATAGAGCTTGGCAAACTGTTTGGCGTAGTAAGCGCCCTCGACAGACTGCTGAAACGCCTCGGCCGGTAACGACGGGTATTCCCGTTTCATATCGTCGCCGAGAGACTTTTCTTTGGCCGAGTACCACGCTCGCTGGCCTGGGTTCGTGACGATCCCGTGCTTGGCCTGCAGCTCATTGAAATAATCGGTCAGGCGTTGCGGAATGACGACTTCAGCGGGGTCGAGCCAGTACAGGCCGTTACGCCACCAACTGAAGAAAAAGAATTTCCAATCCAGCTTGCCCAGCGGCACGCCGGACAGCTGCTGCTTCTCAGCGCTCTGCGAGTAATCGAAGAAGTACCCCGCCCGCCCCTCTGCCGTCGACTCAATGGTAACGAAGCAATCGGCGGCGACCGCCTCGAATGCCCCGGTGACGATCTCTCTGGCCTTGTGAGGAAACTTGGCGCAGATCTTCCCGAACTCGGATACGTGCAGATACCGTAGAGTCCCGCCCCGGAAGGATGTGGACACGTAGAGCGATCCGCCCTTGCTGAACACAAGCTCACCAGCAGCATCGTTAGAAGCAGGGTTGGCAGCGCGTATCTCCTTGGGAAGGTTGTCATACGCATACTTGATCTTCTCTCGGAACAGGCGCTTGGCGTCGTTCAGGGTGTGGGCGATCAGTGCGCACTTGGCTGACTCAAACAGAGCCGCGTCCAGCTGAACGATGCAGACCAGCGTCGTGAACCCGAGCTGGCGAGCTTTCAGAATGATGTTGCGGGTGTGCATACCTTGGAAGTAGTCGATCTGCTCCTGCGTCATGCGGAAGCGGACTTTCTTGCCGTTCTTATCGGTGATGAAGTACAGGTTGTTCAGGCGCCAGAACCGATCCCTGAGCAGCTTCATGTGCTCGGGCTTCATGGTTAGGCATCCTTCGTCAATTCATCCATCAGGCTCGACAGCTCGTCGGTGTCTGTTGATTTGTCCTTCTCATCCAGCCCGTAAGCCTGGCGCTCCAGGACAACCAACGTTTTCAGGGTCTCCGCCAGTTCCTTCATGGTTTTGGTGCGAGTCGGTAGCGCGCCCATCTTGTTGGCTAGGGCCAGCATGTCTGACATCGCCTCACCGTCTTCATGATCGCCATCCTTGAGCTGTGCAATCAGCTGCTTGATCGTGCCCTGCTCATCGGTCAGCGCCTCAAGCTCATCCAGCAGTTTGTTGGTAAGCCGGCGACTGCGGGAAATATCGCCCCTATGGGCCAATCGGATGTCAGCAATAACCTCAGCGTTGGCTTCCACGATTCCACGTTCGGTTGCCAGTGTTTCCGTGGAAACCTTCGTGGAAACCTCGCGTTTGGAAACCAGCGAATCGGCCTTCGCCTTGATCTTGGCATTTAGGTCACGATCCCAGCCTTCAGCCTTGGACCGCTTGTTGATTGCTGTGTGAGATACACCGCAAGCGGCGGCGATCTCTCTGACGGAAAGCAGGCCAGCCCGGAAGAGCTGTTCGATGCGCTCCCAGTCGGGTTGCTTCGTCGACATATTTCAGCCTTGTATGTTTGGCGCTTCGCCGGTATTGATGTGGATCCAACCTACAGAGTGAAATGTCATGCCAGACCTGTTAAAGACCGTCACCAGCGCAGCATCATTGAAGACTCCGGAGCAGCACCATCGGGCCCATGCAGTAGCTGCAGCTTTAGAGGTAATTGCTGGCTATGCTGCTAGCGGCAGCCCATCGGTCAACCTGAGCTACGAGCTCGAGCAGCTGTCGACTTATGCTGATCAGATCCAAGCGGCGCTTAAGGCCGAATGATTCACCCGTGCCGCACTAACCCTGCGGCACACCCTCTTCGCGAATGACCACCGTCCGAACCGTCCCGCCCGTGTAGATGTCACGCTTCATGGCGGCACGAACGGCCTCTTCTGCGCTTGCGCCCATATCCATTGCTGCCAGGGCATAGGCAGCGCCGCTCCCAATGGCATCTGCGTTGGCCGGATCGAGTGGCTGTTTCCAGATACCGGTCTTGTCGTCATGCCCGACCATCATCAGGTTGCCTTTATCCACGACGAAGCCTGAGCACTCCACAGGATCTTTTGAGGGGGTACCGAAGTAGGCAGCTATCAGGTCCTTCTCATCGCATACACAACCCGACAGTAAGAACAGGACGTCGTTGACCTGCTCGCACTTTGAGCAATCGTCAGAAACGATACGGTCGCCCCTCGTCTGGCGAGAGTCATAGGCGATCACGCCGTCTTTGTAGGCGATGGTCGTCATCTTTCACCTCAGTCAGCAGCATTAACCATCCGAGCCGTCTCGCCCAGTGCGTAGCCATGCAGAATCCCAACCACCAACCCCTGAGGCATGCCAGCTTGGCGTGCCTTGTTGATTGCGTCAGTGATTGCCTTATCCAGTTCGCGGACGACCTTCACCGTTTCATTGCTCAGCGGCAGTGCGCCGTGGATGTTTGCAACGTTACTCATTGTTTTTTTACTCCATTGCGCAGCGAGGCCAGATCGATCACGTCACGGCGACCTCGGACATCATCACGCCAGTGGACGTGATCGCCTGATTGGTCGCTCACGGCTCAACCTCATACGTGAAGTTGAGATTTCCAATCACCGCAGTAGCGCTGTGCGAGTCGTACAGGCCATCGAACTGAACCGTGCGAGTGTATGGGCCGTCGACCCTCCCCTCGAAGCTTTCGGCGTGCACCGCTGTTCCGTTCCGAAAGAACGTAACCAAAGCGGCACCATGAAGGTTGTGGATGGTTATCTTCACGCTCTACTCCACTATGCATAGCGGCCAGATCGACCGGGCAAAGGCAAGCGCGCCTGCGTGATCGAGGGCGCACTCAAGAAGGATCATCGGGAAAGGTTTGTGGCCGGGCGTGGTTACTTGCCAGTTCTTTTTGACTTGCATGAGACCCGCACCCCGCGCTTCAGCCAGCGACCTACTTTGTCCATATCGGGGTCGAGGCCTGTGATATCCGATATAAGCGCCACTCCGCAGAGGTAGGCGCGCAGCCACCAGCAGATCTTCACACTGACAATCAAATCAACCTTGGCCATGGTCACTCACCATCGCGAAGGGTGACCGCTACTCGTCCGCGCAAGCGCCGGGTGTAGACCTCTTCACGGGCAGGCCGCTTCGCTCTGGCAGGCCTGCGCGCGTAGACCACAATGCCGACAGCCGTATCGCACCAGAGAACATCGTCGATCTCATTGCCATTCACGAACACGCGCCTGTGACCGCGGCCGTCTCCGGCACTGTGGAAAGTGGGATGAGGCATGTTCACTCCGCGCCACGAAATGGCAGTGTCTGAATTTGTGGCGCGTTACGGCGTCTGCCGCTCTACCGCCTCGTTGACCTTGTCAGCGGCCTTGCTGGCCACCTCTGCCGCTTCGGTAGCCTTGCCGGCTGCACCCTCAACCTTTACGGCTGCCTCGGTGGCGGACTTGGCCAGCTTGTTCAGGCGCATATCACGCTGAATGGTAGCCTCGTCGTAACCACGTCTAACTTCGGCGACCTGGGCGCTGTACCAGCTGGACAGCCTCCACTCAGCAACCTGAAAGCCCAGCATTGCGCCACCGGCCAGCAGCAGGATGGCGATGAGCCAAACCTCTACCCGCCTCCACCAGTGGCGGGCCATGAAATTGATTGCGCATTTTTCCATCAGCTGTTTCCTCCGAGCTGAGTGCGCAGGCGGGATATCTCCGAGCTCTGCGATGTCACTTTGTCGGTGAGCTGCGCGACCTGGCTGGTGAGCGCGTCAATGCGCCCTTCCATCCTGCCAACAGCAGCGGCGAGTTCGTTTCGTTCTTTGGCGAACTGGTCGGCACGGGCCTCAGCCTCTTTGCGGGCCAGACGCTCCGAGTCGAGCAGCTCGTTCAAACGGCGGACCGTGCCGATATCGGCATTGTCCATTGCGCGGTCGGTCGCATCCCGGGAGAGGAATTTCCTCAACCACAGGAAGCCACCCAGCAGGATTGTGCCCGTTCCGCCCAGCCAGGTAGCTGTGCCTGGGCCGAGATCGGTTGGGTCCATCTTTACTCCGGAATAAAAAGGGCCGTCAGGGCGGCCAATGAGGTGCGAGGTGCGAAAGAGTCCCTCTCGAGTGGTGCATCGCCGAAGCGAGAGGCATGGAGGGCATAGGGGAAATACGGACACAAAAAAAGCCCGGTTTTTAGGCCGGGCTTTTGGTGTTTCCCGAGCAAGTTGCCGTAGGCAAAATACTCAATGTGGCAAAATGATGCCGCCAGCCGTGCGGGAAGTCAAGCGGCTTCTCTCATCTGGTAGATAACGGCACCAATCGGGCTCAAAGCCATGCGATCTAGGTCCTCGCAGCACTCGAATGAAAGCTGGATAAACGGCTCCCAATCGCGGGCCCAGGCACACGATTCAATGCGAATCCCGTACTCCCCCGTCAACCACGAACGGAAAGCCTCGGGTTTGATCAGCGGATCATCGTTGGCCGACTGCCCGCCTTGATGCATATAGCGATACCGGCGCATCACGCCCTTCACCACGTACTCGAGCTTTTCCCGCTTGCCGGACGTCATGCGCTTGGACTTGGACATGACCATACCGAAAACGACTTCTTCAGCGGCCTCGCGGATATCGTCATCACGGTTTGCGGCATACATGTATTCGCCGAACACACGCACCTGCGGGTGCAGCTTGGCGATTGCCGACTGGATATGCCCGGCCAAGGCGCTGTGCATCGCGTGGTTGGCCGTTGGTCCTCGTTCGGTGCTCTGCACTACCACGCCGAGCTGAACGACGTCAGAGGACTGGCCAGGAGCCGGAATGTAGGTGCAGTCATGCCACGCCTGACGTGCTGAGTGGATTTTCATGCTGCTTGCCCCTTTTTCAATTCTCTGGTCAGTGCCCGGTACTTGGCTGTCAGGGCTTTCAATTCTTCGACGGTGTACTTCTGGGGCTCATGCGGTCCTTCGAGCCACTCCACGCTGACGATGCCGATGCGGCGCACCAGCTCGAGCCGGTACTCAACGACGTTGCCGGACTTGTGCTGATTGCACGGCACGCACTGTTTGTGGCAGTTCAGCGGCTCGAAGCGCAGCGCCGGGTTGCTCCCGACGGTCCGGTAATGACCGGCGTCGTACTTGCCCTGGTGATCCCGACCACAACTCACGCACGGCAGCGCTGCGTCGCGGTGACGCACCCACTCGTTGAACGCCTGCTGGGTGTCCTTCATGTGGTCGCTGCGACTTTTCAAGGCCTCTTTGCGCACCTTGATTTCGGAGCGCTCGACCTGAGCCAGCGCCTTGCGGGCCTTGGCCTGATTCCTGGGCGCATCGATGATCGCGCAGGCCGGGCTGCATACCGCCTGCCCGAGCTTCTGCGGGACGAATGAGGCCCCGCACTCAGGTACGCGGCATTTCTTCGCCTTGGGGGTTTTGGATTGGAGGCTTACGCGCATGGCTCGGCCTCCTTGGCTTTCTGCTGCTCTGGTGCGAAATCACCGCGCAGGGGCATGAGACACCTGGGCAGCTTCACGCAGAGCTTGCCTTGGCAGCTCACCAGCCAGCCACCAGCAGGCGCGCTCGGATTAAGCCTCCATATCCCACCCCTAGGCCCGATTATTTCGTCGCCAGGGTTGACCCACCTTTGCACCTCAACCTGATTGCCGAGAAACGTTTCGCCGCCAATAACCAGCGCCAGGTCGCCCGGCTTGAATTGATTGCTCATGCCGCCACCTCGCCGATCAGGTCGCCGAAAAACACACCCAGCGCCATAAACTCAGTCAGGATGCGGTCCGTGTACGCCACGCCCTGGGCGCGATTGAACATGCTGGTCACCGGAAAACCATCTGGCCCCAACAGCTTGCTGTCGCCCATCAGTCCGAGCTTTTCCTCGTAGGTCAGGTGCTTGGTGGTGCGGTGCCATGCTGCGCGGTAGTCTTCGTCCTCGTTGATCAGGATCTGAACGCCGTGGTGCAGCTTGCAGTACTTGCGGGCCTCGCTGGCGTCGCCGATCTGAGTCATCTCGGAGATGCGCTTGTACATGGCAAACCACAGCGCGTTCTGGTCGAGCGTGCGGTCCTTGCCTCCGCGCATCGTCACCACTACGAACTTCTTTTGCCGGAACATCTCGGTCATGCGCGTGACGGCCTCGGTGAGCTTGGATTGGCAGTTCACGCTGATCTTGTCAGTCATGGCTCTGCTCCTCGCTCATGGCGGCGCCCTCTTCTTCCCACGGGAAAGGGCTGTGCGACTCGAAGTCAGTCTCCCAGTGAGCCGGCTCAGTCATTCCTACGTTGTCGTGATGAGCTTGGTAGTGGGTACACCGGAAGACGTAGATTCCTGATCCCTTCTCGAAATAGTCCTCGCGATATTCAAGGATTTCCGCCTGGATCAAAGCCAGTTGATCGACGGTGATCTGGCCGCTTATAGCGCTGATGAATGGGTCGTCGCCTTCGCTGTTAAATACCTCGATCCAGACCGACTCTTCACTGCTGCGCCAAGCATTGACGTCGTATTGGTTCTGCTCAAGATCGTCGCGCAGCGCCTCGCACTCAGCCCTCAACTCAGCTGCCGACCGCGCCAGCCCAATCAGATGATCCAGCGCGCTATCCTCGCCCGCCGCGTCGAAACCCAGCTCGCTTGCAGCAGACTTGATGATCCCGCTTACGCCCAGGCTGGCGGTCTGGCACAGTTCAAGATTGGCGATGCGCTGGTTCAACTCCGCATTCACCCGCTCGTAAGCTTCGTAGCCGGTCTTGAGGCCTGCGTTTTCGGCGCGTAGCGTCTCAACCTCGTCAAGGATCGAGATGCATTCGGTGGTATCGCCCAAAACGCCAGAACCATCGCACTCACCACACTTGTGCATGATTGGCTCTGGCGGCTGGTTGTAGCCCTCGTATGTGGTCCGCCCGCTGTAAACCTCTCCTTCACCCTGACATACAGGGCAGTACATCAACCGTGCCGCCATGCGCTTACCGCTGGAGATCAGCTCCAGCACTGCGGCAGGGTTGGCGGCGGCGATATATGCTGCGTCTTCGGCGGTCATGCTTACCATGTGGTGGACCGGGGTTTCGTCGGTGCCCAAAGCTACGGAGCCATTGACCACCGGATAAGGCGCCTTGAGTTGTGGGTGATCCTTGGTCGTGAATACCCGGCGCTCAACGTGCGGACGTCCAAGTCGGCAAGGAAGTTCGGTTTCGATTACCTGCCAATCTCCTTGGGTTGCAGCCTCCGCCAGCGCTTCCAGCTTTTCGATATCGACGGTCATTGCGCACGCTCCTGAGCTTTGCGGTCGACACAGGCCACCCATGCGGACGATCCGAGCTGATTTGTTTGGGCGCAAAGATGGTCGGGGGACTGCTTTGGCTCGACGAGATTCCAGCCGATGAAGCCGCATAGGGCGAAGAAGGCCGCGATCAGCAGGCCGTAGAAGCCGCCTTCGAGTACTGCGGGCAGCATTGAAGACCGATTTACATTGGGATTGCTCATGCCAGTCTCTCCACTGATTCCGCGATCAATGCCATGCGCTCAAGGCGCTGCTGGGCCTGGTCTTTCAAGTTCATGCCGTCGGCCTCGTCTACCACTGGCATGCATACGAATCGGATGCCGGCCTTGGTATAGGCGTGGGCAAGTTGGAGCGCCTGGCGCAGTTGTGCTGGGTTTGCGCGGTTCATTGGGAAGCCTCCAGCACTTCGGGGTATGGCATCCAGTGGGTAGGTGCTTCTGAACCGTCCATGCGATCAACCCCCCAATGTCCGAAGCCAAATGCATCAATCCGGTACTGGGCCTCTTCGCCGCCGTCCCATTCATCGCGCTCTTTGTCGGTCATGAAGGAGTCGGCATCGGTCAGGCGGCCGGGAATGACGCCGTTGCGCTCATTGAAAAACAGAACGTCGACGTGCTTCGGGCAGGATTCCATCGGCTGCCAAGTCCGAAGTACTGCGCGTGATGCCTCCCAAGACATCAGGGCGAGCCGTAGCAATGGGTCTGCAAAGCTGCCATCGTCACGGGACCACGCTAAATTCAGGTCGGCCTGCCCCTTGATGCCCTTGCCGAACATCTCGATCATTTCCGCGAGATACCAAGCGGTGAATTCTGCTTTCGCCTTCGAACTACTCATGACTTCACCTTCACGCCAGCGGCTTCGATGGCTTCACGGACGTTGGCCCACATATCGCATCGCCCCTGAGCTTCACCGACCTCGTAACCGGTCATTGACTCTGGTTCGCTATCTGGCATGTACGGTGAGGCTGGCAGCTCAAGCACCAGCGACTCGCGGGAGGCCTGCCATATTTCTTGAGCCGATTCCTCGGAGACGCCAGCATCTTCCAACCTATCCATCACTCGGAATGGATAGGTGCCACTCAACCACCACGCCTCAAACTCTTCACGCATCTTGTCGTTGCTCATGGCTTCACCTTTGGGGCGATTGCCGCAAGTGCAGCATCAAGATTCGTGACGGCCTTGTGTTTCGTCATGCATGTGACGCTTACGACGGTCAGGCTGGAGCCGCCAGTCGCGGTCCATGATTTGTCGGGGTTCTGCTTCAAATTGATAACTGCGCTCATCACGAAGCCCTCCGCTTGCTGCGCTCAGAGGCGCCTTCGAATACCAAGCCAATACCGCGGCCTTCTCTCAGCCGATCCACGCTGCGATCACCCAGCACCGCGCCCAGCTCTTTGGCGTCGATGTTGGAAATCACGATGGTCGGCAGCTGCTCCTCGTACCGGCCGTTGATCACCGCGAACAGGGTCGCCAGTTCGAACTCGGTCGGCTTGGTGGCGCCCACTTCGTCGATGATCAGCAGCGAAGGGTCGATCAGGTTGGCGAACGCTTCCTTCTCGGTGTACTCAGCCCGGTCGCCGTAGCTGCCCTTGATGTACTGCAGAAGGCCGCCGACGGTGCGATAAACGGCTGTCGCGTTATGCTGGGCGATGATGTGACCGGCGATTGCCGCGGCCAGATGCGTCTTGCCGGTGCCGGGCGTGCCGGTCATGACGATGCAACGACCCTCGTCCAGGTGCTTTGGGAACGACTGGGCGTAATCGACGCACTTGGCGAGATTTGCTTTCTGCTCGGGCGTCTCGGCGCGGAAGTCAGCGAAGGTCTTTCCCATGAACCGTTTCGGGATCATGGAAGCCCCCAGCTTGCGCTCAAGGCGCTCTTCGGCAATCCGGGCATACATCGCACGCTGTTCGTCCTGATCGCGTCTAAGCTGCGCGTCAGCGGCGCAGCCGGGGCACCCAGAGGCTGTATCGGCGTTCTTGCGGATGATCGCGGCATAGGCGCCGTGCGTTGGGCACTCGGCCGCTTGCTTGGAGACAACACCGAAGCGGCGCTCAAGGTCGTGCACTGTCAGGTCGACTTTCGGGGATTCAGAAGTCATAGGTGCCATCCCCGCGCGGCGTCAGGCCGGCCTTGTAATCGCGACTGTCGAAGCCGGTGTGCCGTGACTGAGGGAACTGGTGCACGTTGCTGACAGGCTGAACCTCGTCCTCCCAGCGCTTGCCGTTGAGCCAGGTGGACGGGTGCGGGATGAACTGGCCGCCATCCTTGGTCCAGGCCAGTGAGGCGCATTGCTTGGACAGGCCCTGGGCGATCAGGGTGAACAGGGCGTCAGTGACCCTGAGTTTCTTCCACGCCTTCTCGGCAGCTGTCTTGCCCTTCTTGTTCGGGTAGAGCTTCCAGAACTTTGGGAACAGGTCGTCGCTCGGCGGCGACGATGCCGCAGGCGTCGGCGTGATGAGGGAATCAGGAATCAGGTTAAGGGAATCAGGAATCAGAGAATCAGCCCGAGCGCTTCCGATAATGGCAGAAGTAGTTCCGCCAAAATCGGTAGTGATACAACCCTCTGATGCAGAAGGGATAACTGACTCCGGTTCATTACGATGCGGGTTCTGATGTTTGTCGAAGTTCTCCACCTGGATGTAGCGTTTTGCACCAACGGTGTAGCGAGTAATGAAGCCTTCACTGGCAAGGAACTGCAGCAGACCCTCAATATCGACACCATCACGGTACGGAAATAGCTCACCCTTGATGCGTAGTGGGCGATCCTCCAGGCGACCAGCCTTGTCAGCAAGCAGCCACAACCCCTCAAAAAGAAGGGTCGCCATAGGGTCGGCTACGCCGAGAACTTCGTTCTTGAAGAGTGCGGGCTTGATGTTGCGTGCACGGGCCATTATTCGCCCTCCATTAAGGATGGGGGGCGAGCGCTGGAAACCAGCCAGATGCCTGGCTCATCATCAGTATCGTCATCCAGCATATGAAAGGATGCGCGCTGATTTTTTCGCCAGTTCTCGCAGTAATAAGCGTCACCGACTTTTTCAGCCCAGCACTGAATGCATGGAAGGTCTGCATCTGCGACGATATGAGTAGCCCACTCTGGAGCCTCATTCCAATTGAGGTAGGCCATTACTTGCCCACCTTGCCGACAAGGCCGGCCAGTTCAAGGAAGCGGTCGACGTACCAGTGCGGCTGCGTCTCGCGGGGGGATTGAGGGCTGGTCAGGTTCTTGCCGTAGCGCAAGCCCTTTTCAGTGATGGACCAAAAAGGGACCATTTCCTGTTTCGAGTTCTTGCGTTCAAGGGTCTTGAGGTAGCCGTGACGCTCAAGCAGGCGATTGAAGGCTGCCGCTGTGCTGGCTATGGAGTTGTCTTTGAGCAGCGCCGTCAGCGCCTTGGTGGGCATGGAGCCGCCGCCATCACCAGCGTCCGGGGCGGCATCGACGGCATAGCTGGGCAGAAACTTCGGATCAAGACCGTTGTTCTCAGCAATCTTGGTCAGCATCATCATTTGGCTGGATGGCGCAGGCTTCAGGAGGCGCGTATAGCACTCCATGATTGCCAGTTCGCCCACCACTTTTATGCTGGTCGGCAAAGCAGGTGCCTGAGCTTTCTTCTCCAGGTACTGCCAGCGGTCAACCAGCTTTCCGGTGAACTCAGGTGAGAGCTGGGCAACGATGACGTAGCTGTCGCGCTCACTGACGTTATATATCCGTGTGGCGCGCGGACGCCCGATTTTGTCGGTAGACCATTCATCCTCAGATTGAGGGTGGACAAATCCGCCCGCAGCTAGGTCTTCAATGAGGCGCTTCACATTGTCGTGGCGCTTCTTGGTCAGTTTCGCAATTTCCTGAGAGGACATCGTGCGCGCCACGTTTTGCGAAGGTGCAATTTCGTGGCGCGGACGGTCAGAGTTGACGACGTGTTGGGAAATGGGCATTATTCGCTCCAGAACTTTGTTGCAAACGTTGTTGAAAGAGCCCGGCCGTGAACCGGGCTTTTTTGTGCCTGCGATTTAGGGTTGGTGTTAGTCACGTTTGAGGCCCTCTTTAGGGGCTAATTGGTACAACTTGGCTTTCGGCCGCCTCATCTGAGAGGGACCTCCCATTGCCAGGAACTCGATGGCTATTGCCTCAAGCGCCTCGGCGATACTCAGGCCCTTGCTCAATGCAAAGGCCGCTACCCGCCGCTTGGCACCATCACTCAGGTGCTCGTAATCAATTTCAGTCACCGGTCACCTCCAAAGGGCCTCTATGCGGCGCTAGACTTCTTGTCTTCCTTGCTCAGCGCTTCGATTGCCCCGTTTTCAACCGCCCACTCGATCATTTCGTACAGATAGGTGGCGTGCTGCATCTCAGCCCGCTCGGCAGCTCGATGCAGGATTCGGTCAAGGGTTTTGTTAAAGCGCACCTTCCGTGGTGTGTCTCGCTTGTGGGATTGATCGGCGTACATGTTTCTTTCCTTGTGGCTGATGAATGGGTTTAAGCGGCTGATTTTTTTCGAACTGCTTGAGCCGGGAATGGCTTGATCTCTTCGGCCCGGTACTCGCCGTTCGGCTCGACCAAAACGAATACCTGCCGGTCGGCGCGAAGTGCCTTGCTGATCCCGCCCTGGCTCAGGCCGAGATACTGAGCAGCCTTGTCCTGGCCGTGGCTTTCCACGAATTCAGTGAGCGGGATGCGGTTCATGATCGGAATCTCCTACGGATAACTGCGGCAAGTATTACCTGCGGTCTTAGTTAAGTCAATATCGCTGGTATTGGATAATTATTACCCGCGCTCATAGAGTTGCGAAATGAATAAGCCGACCAAACGACGTGATCTGTCAGATACCGAGCGCGCGGAGTGCGCAGCGCTGAACGCTATCTACAAATCGAAAAAGAAAGACCTGGGACTCAGTCAGGAAAAGATTGCGCTTGAGGGCTTAAAGGCCAGCTCGCAAAGCGCCGCGAGCCACTACCTGACGGGCAGAAATGCCTTGAACGTCGAGGCAGCTGAGGTGTTCTCGCGATACCTGCAAGTGCCCGTCTCTAAATTCAGCCAGCGCCTAGCTGAAGAAATGGTCAGGCTGGGGAGCGCTGCTCGCCCAAGCGAACCTGGCACGCCGACCTCTGAGCCATCCAACGTCGCGATGATCCCCCAGCCCGCGCGGATGTACCGATACCCTGTCGTCAGCTCCGTTGCTGCTGGCGCATGGGCAGAGGCTGTTGAAGAAGCTTTTTCAGATCGATACGAGGCGAGCGACTACAAGGCCAAAGGCCCCGCGTTCTGGCTTGAGGTTGTCGGAGACTCTATGACTGCGCCAAGCGGCACCAGTGTCCCGGAGGGAATGCTCATTCTGGTCGACACAGGCGTGGAGGCCAGGCCGGGCAAGCTGGTCGTAGCAAAGCTGCCCAGCAGCAACGAGGCGACCTTCAAAAAGCTCATAGAAGATGCAGGCCAGCTCTATCTGAAGCCGCTAAACCCTGGGTACTCAATGATCAAATGCACGGACGACTGCAAGATCATTGGCGTGGCGGTTCGAGTCACGGGTTTTTTGTAAGACATTCGCTATATCTTGCGTAATCGTTTCACCATAGCTATTTACTATTCGGACGATCAGCCGAAGTAATGGAGGAACCGCTCGGACGCTTCTGCATCTGAGCTATAGTCAGGTAGTCCGCGCCACGTTTTGTAAATTACGATTTCGTGGCGCGGAATTCATTTGACACACCGGTTTTGGTCATCATAATCGCGTGCCTAGCGCACTATTACGCTAGATGTGATGCATAGGAGGAAATCTAATGCACATTATCACTCAGATTGATCGCATGGAGCGAATGAGTGACTACCTACGAGGTGAGGCAGTTCGCTCCCTTGATTTGCTCCGTCAGATCGATGGCACTATCGAAGCACTGGTGCTCATACGTCGCCAAATGGACGGTTTCAATGAGCTTGTGGGAAGCCTGACCAAGCAAGTCCATGATCAAAAATCTGGTACATACACCGAAGATGAGCTGATCCCATCTCTGGAGCAATCCCAAGACATTCTCAAGCGACTACACGCCGATTTCGAGGTGCGCCATAATTGTGCCAAGGCTGCGCCCGAGCTGAAATCTGAGGATGGCGTGGAGGATGCATACGGCGAAGTTATCGAATCACTGCTTCGCTACAGTGACTCTCTCGAGAGACTGAAATGGTCTGTCCTGGAGCACAACGCTGACATGGAAGGTCATCAAGAGCCACATTTGCTGACTACAGACAAAGACATTGATGACCTATTTGATAGCCTGTGAATTTAATAATCAGATCATTGGACGTGTCGAGCAGTAGATTCAAGAAAGCCCTAGGCAAGCTGCCGGACGAGATCAAGGCCCAGGCCAAGCAGGCGCTTAAAGATCTTAGACGGAATCCGCAGCCAGGCTACCTTAAGCTTGAGAAGCTGAACGGCTACAGCAGACCTTCAATCTACACGATCCATTTTACCGGGAACAATTCCCATAAAATGAGCTTTGAGTTGAAATCCGACGTAGCAGTGATGAGAAGTGTCGGAACACACAAGTTGATCGACAGAACTCCCTAAGCCCGGCCTAGCGCCGGGCTTTTTCGTTCAGGCGCCAGGCAATCCCAGCGAGCACCCTGCCCCGCGAAGGCACAGACGTGCACCGCCTGCACATATTGCTTTGACCTGCTGATCCGCAGCTGACCTGCACCGCATCCCTTCCGATCTGACCTGGCCCGCCACTGAGCGGTTTTTTTGTGGGCGCGTGAAAAAATATTACCGCAAGTGTTGACGATGTTTATTATCGCAGGTAATGTTCACCCATCGAGACGCGAAACAGCCCCTCAACAGGCTCAGCGGATCGAGCCGCTCTTTAACAACTTGATGGACGCCGAGCTGGCCGATGCATAGTCAGCGGACGTACCGCGCAACGGTACGCAGCGATTCGACCTAATGTCGGCGCTGGGCATGGGATACCTCATTCGGAGGGCGTGGCTGGAGAGGCTGCGTGAATTCAGACGGCAATGGCATATGGGGACAGGAATTTTTCCTCAGTCTTGCCGAAGAATTCGACGAGAAAGCGATCGTTAGCCCATGCAAGGAAAGAGATTGCCGGTCGGCCATGTGCTGACCGGATGCTCTCCAGGTGGCCCTATTCAGGACCACGCGGAAAGCAGGAGAGTGAGATGAATGAAAGACAGATCGAGCGGGTGCGAGAAGTAGTTCAAGAGCTTGCCGATAAGAGCGGCACCAGCTTCGACCAAGCATTCGAAAAGGCAGTGAGCATCATGCGCTATCAGGCCATTGATGTTGTGCCCTGGGGAAAAGAAACTCTCGCCGGATCAGGCGGGGTACAGAAAGGCTGACCATTCACCATCTTTCACCTGACAGGCAAAAATTGCCGCAGATCTGTCTGGCGATAGAGGGTTAGCAAATGTTTTGACGCGATCCCTTACCGACTCAACGCCAAGAGTGCTTGAGCCAAAGTATGTTCCGGCTGGCATCAAATGCTTCACGCCGCCTGCGAACACTATTTCTCGTCCAATTCCAATTGCATCCATGTTGGCGTGCAAGCGTTCGTAATTCTCTGAACTGGCACCGAACAGCTCTACGCGTACCAAATACTGTGGCATGGCAAATACCTATCATCGACTGTGGAAGTTGGATCCTATCGATTTCCCTCGACTGTGGAAAGCGAGGAAACAGGGAGCCTGCCCCTGCCAAAACAGGCAACCAGATTTTCTCGGTGCCCTTGGAGACAGGGGCATCAAGGAAAATCGAACGGAGACCAAGAAATGCCTAATTACATGCTCGATTACATCCGGCTTTGCCGGGAATGCAGCCTTGACCTGCGCACCATCGGCAACATGCGCACCATCGTGATCCCAACACTGCAGCGTGAAGCGAAAGCAATTCGCGGTGCTGTGAGCGAGTTCTCCGGCGCCTTCCCCGAGCTTGAGCAAGATGCCGAGCTTCTGGAGTCGGCTGTTCTCGCTGGCCTGCAGCGCTGCCAGCCTGAGCCCATTCAGCAAAGTCTGTTTGCAGCATGATGATTTCACTGGCTGGCCTTGGCGACAGGGCCAGACGGGAAATCAACCGAGGGAATGACGATGAATTTCTACAAGATCGTGTTTGCGGACGGCTCCGAAGTTCAAGAGTTCGCCGATAGCGAAGCTGATCTAAGAGATTTCGTGGCGCGCTGCTACTGCACCCGGACCATCAGCAAGATCATTCAGCTGTAACCCACAGATTTACTGATGCCGCTTCTATGAGGCGGCATTGGAAATCAACGGGAGCAAGACCATGAGAATCAACGTGTATAGCCAGGAGCTGACCAGTGAAGTGGTCGAGGTCCAAAAGCTTTCTAATACAGGCCTGACCTACAGCGCCGTCCAGATGATCCTCCACAGCAGTGAGAAATTGCACCATCCGCCACAGGATGACGACCGCAGCGCTGTCACCTTCTGGCTTCCTAAGTCGAAAGCGCGGCGTGAGGAGCTTGCAAGCACCTTTGAGAGATTGGCGATGCTGGTGCGAATCGCGCCGCCAGAAACCGGTCTCGACTAAACAACCAGCGCCAGCGTCAGCCTGACGAAAACTGCCCGATTCTCTCTATGAGAGCGCATCGGGGAATGGTTTCCCATGACATCGATTAGGTTGGACATAGGTCGTTCGAGCCCGACAGAAACCATTGCCCGATGCGGATGAGTACACACCGCGAAAGCGGCCCCCCTGCGTCAACCCTTGGGAATCAACACGGTGGTGCAAGTCCGCGCTGGAGACGTAACCAGCAAAGCAGATGCGGCGTTGAAAGCTGGGTTGAACGCTTCGGCGGCCCTGGAGAAACGCGGTTAAAAGGCACCAGCTTTGGCTGGTTGCTCCTCCGAGCGGTCGTGCCGAAAGGCTCCGCTCTCGCCGGATTCGCGCCCGGCCATCTGCCCCCCTCCCGCACCCCGAACCTCTCCGACTGAACCCTCTACGGTGCCTGTATGGCCTATATCCGTTCTTGAGTGTTCAGTCGAAGGGGTTCACTTACTGAGGATTGAGTGATGAAGCAATCAGAATTTCGGGCCGAACTGACGAAGATCATGCCCGGCTACAGCTGGACCCTAAAAAAGGGCAAGGCGACAGACGTTGTGATGATCGCTACTGGAATACAAAGCAGCGGCTCAAATCGTCTTTCGACCCTGCGCGTTGAGCGAAAAGATGTCAATGGCTCGGTTAGCTACACCGCCAAAAGCGCCGGATACGGAACGAGAGCCGCTTGGCTTCATGTCAGCTCGGATGGGTCGCTGGCCCGAGCGCTTCGCGGCCTCCAAGATTATTACGAAAACCAAGCTAGAAAGTACCAATCCCACGCTACCGATCTTCGGGTCGGTCGCAGCGGTACCGACAGACCTGCCGCATAACCCAGCCCCTGGAGGCAATCATGTGGGAACATTTCGATAAGTTTTTCGATGCCTTAGGAAAGGCCGCTCATCTCGCCTACCTGAAAAGGGAGCGTGTGCGCATCAATTCCGAGGCGCGGCCAAAGTGCGGAAATTGCTCTTTCTGGATGAAGTCCCGCCAGTGCCCGGCTGAGAAAAACGTCAATGGTCAGAGTCGCGGACCTTCGTGCGAGGGCTTCGCGTGCCAGAAGTTCGAGATGTCAGGAAACTCGAAAAATATGTTTGCCGAGATGCTTGCTAAAAACGAAGCCGAGATTCAGGCAATCAGCATTTAAGAACGCCGACGGAGGCGACCATGAACGCAGCAGCAAAGGTGTTGCCTCTGACGGGCGCGCCAGTAAAGCAACTGACGCCCGCCGAACGACTTTGGGTTGCCAACAGCGCACACGCTCTGGTCCACGGCGACGACATCAAGTTCAAACGCCGCCGGCAGGATCCTCAAGGCGTGACATTCGAGCGCTTTCTGATCGCGGTCGACGAGTTCGCCATGGAGAAGCTCGGCGCATCTGGTGCGAGCCAGTCAGCGCTGGGACGACTGGTCTACATGGCCAAGTTCGGCTCACCCGCCTGCGCCAGGGAGGCAGCAGACGCCGTATTGAACTGCCCCAACCCCAAAGACGCCCTGTTCGAAATCGCAGAGGGCCTTTTGCGACCCCTTGCGGCAGACGGCGTCATTGCTGATTTCGAGGATGCAGAACTGTGACCATCAGCGCGCACATCTTCATCGACAAGTTCATTGACGTCATTGGTGATTACGACAGCCCCGATCCTCTCGGCGTGGAAGCGCTGCGCCGGATCACTGCTTTCTGGCTCGACAACGCCATCACCCTCGAAGAATTCAACCATTACTGCGCCCGTCAGCGGAAAGCTGTTTTGTGTGCGCCAAGGAGAGCGGCATGAAGTTGGTAGAAATTTTGGCTACGAAAATTAAGGTCTGGCCTAAAGACGCAACGCATGCCGTGCAGGACCATAAGGGGCACCACTCCGGACGCATATTTTTGCTGGTCGGCCCAAAAGAAAACACCATCAGAAATGACTCTCTTGGTGGTTGGTATCTTGGCAGGGGCGTTTGGACCGCTATAGACCCTTTAACAAACTGCGAACTTGCCGATGACTGCCGCGATGCGATTGTCACCCGAGATCAGTGGCAGGCTGCGGTTGATTCGCTCAAGTCTCCGGCGTGGAATGGCGAAGGCCTGCCGCCTGTTGGGATGGTGTGTGAGCGAAATAAAATTGGCACATGGATCGAAACTACCATTTGTGGCCATAGCCCAGACGGTAAAAGCTATGTCGCTTTCTTTGACGATTATCAGGTTGGCTGGATCGCTGCAAATTTCATTCGCCCCATCCGCACCGCAGAGCAGATCGCGGAGGACCAGAGAAAGCAGGAAATCCAAGAGCTGATGATCGTCCTTGGCTCCGTGGAATCCGCCGATTACAAAGACATCGCCATCGCGATCCAGCAGGCAAATTTCCGCAAGCAGGTGTCGCAATGACCACGCCCGTCGTGAAATCCCTGATCGACGAGCAGCTGGAAGAAATCGCGCGCAGCTGGAGCATTGTCAGCGCCGGGCTGCCGCGTGAAATTCCCGTGTCGTCACTTCCGCCCAGGCTGGTGGAGGCCGTAAAGACCGGTCGCATCGCCGTAAGGCCTCGGCAGTGACCGCGGGCCAGCGCCGTCGGCGCATGATCTTCTGGCGCGGCAGTTTCCCGGTACTCGCAGCATTCACGTTTCTGATGCTCGCCATGTCGATGGCTGATCACATCACGCAGTAACCCCCTTACCTATTCAATCGCAGCGCCCCGGCAACGGCATGGCGCAAGGAGCTTCCGTGTCTACCGAAACCCAACTGGTCGTCGTGCCGCCGAAAGAAACAGCGTTAGCCGTGTTTAGCACAGCCAACGGGTTGGAGCCTTGGCTTCAAAGGGTTCGCCTTAAGGTCGATGAATTCCAGAATTCCATCCCTGATCTGAAAACTAAAAAAGGTCGAGATGCGGTGGCCTCGATGGCGCACCAGATTGCGAAGTCGAAGACTGCTTTGGAGGCCGTCGGCAAAGAGATATCGGCCCAGCAGAAAGAAATCCCCAAGAAGATTGACGCTGAGCGCAAGCGTGTTTGGGACATGCTGGAGTCGTGGCAAAAGGAGGTGCGTAAACCGCTGACCGACTGGGAAGAGGCGAACGACAAGCGTATTGATGCCCACAACGACGGTATTCAGCGCATCAAGGACCTGGCTGTATTCGCCGAGACGCCCAGCGCCGCAAATGTCGCGCAGATCATCGCCGATCTGGAGCTGGTGGAAATCAACGACAGCTGGGAAGAGTTTCTGGCGGAAGCAGCCCAGGCTAAGGACCGCTCACTGGCGACCCTGCGCACCCTTCTGGCCGACCGCACCAAGCACGAAGCCGAGCTGGCAGAGATCGCGAAGTTCAACGCCGAGAAGGCCGAGCGCGAGCAGAAAGAGCGTGACGCCGAGATAGCCCGCCAGGCCGTTGAGCGTGCCCATCGTGAAGCCGAACAGAAAGCCCAGGCCGAACGCGAAGCCGGCGCCCGGCGTGAGCAGGACTTGAAAGATCAGGCAGAAGCCCAGCAGCGCGCCGCCGAGCAGAAGCTGCGGGATGCTGAGGCGGAGGCCGAGCGCCAGCGTTTGCAGATCAAGCTGCAGCAGGAGCAGTCCGAACGTCAGAAACTTCAGGCAGAGCAGGATCGTATCGCAGGCCTTCAGCGTGCCGAGCAGGAGCGCATCGCCGCCGAGCAGCGTCAGGACGAAGCTGTAGAGCGTGCGCGACTTGCCGAGGTAAAGCGTCAGGAAGATGCCAAAGCCGAAGAGCTGCGCCAGCAAAAGGCCCGCGAAGACGACAAGGCGCACAAAGCCTCAATCAATCGCGCGGCGCTGGAGGCATTCATTGCGGGCGGCATGCCAGAAGATTGCGCCCGGCAAGCGGTCACCCTGATCGCTCAGCGCAAAATTCCAGCGGTATCCATTCAATACTGAGGTCGATATGAGCACATCAGCCCTGGCCGAGCGCAACGATGCTCGGCAGGTCGCCGGCCCGGTGACCACCAACGAATCAACCGCGATGCTGACAATGATCCAGCGCGCCGCGACCGACCCTGCATTCGATGCAGACAAGATGCAGAAGATGATGGAAATGTACGAGCGCCACACGGATCGGACCGCTGCCGCTGCTTTCAACGCGGCGATGGTGCGAGCGCAGTCAGATATCGGCCCAGTATTTCGAGACAAGTTCAACGCTCAGACGAACAGCTCTTACGCCGCGCTTGAGTCGATTGATCGAAAAATCTCCCCGGTTTACACGCTTCACGGCTTCTCGCTTTCGTTCGGTACTGGCGACAGCCCTTTAGTTGGACATATCCGCACCGTATGCGACTGCATGCATGAGGCAGGTCACACGAAGACCTACCATGTCGATCTTCCTATTGATGCTGCTGGCATCAAGGGAAGCGTGAATAAAACCGGCGTGCACGCCAGCGGCTCGACGTTCAGCTATGCCCGCCGCTACCTGACAATGATGATCTTCAACGTTGTTCTGACGAATGAGGACAATGACGGGAATGGCGACGGCGACCAGCATCCAGGCATCGGCGAGCTAATGAATGAGTGGATTCCAAAGGCTTACGCCGCCGAGAACACAGAGGCCTTGACCGCAGTTTGGCGGGCTGGCGTTCAATGCTCTCAGGCCCTCAAGGCAACCGACAGTAAAGCGGCGACCGAGCTCTATGAGGCCTTGAAGGTTGCGGTCACGAATCGCGGCCAGCAGCTCAGCGCCACCCCTCAAGCAGGAGCAGCAGCATGATCATCGTAAATTGCGCCCAGGGCTCAGCCGAGTGGTTACAAGGCCGTGCTGGCGTCATAACCGCAAGCATGTTCAGCACGGCTCGCGCCAAAGTGAACGGGCTGAACGCCCAGCAGAAAAAGTATGTCGACGCCATCCTGTCAGGTCGAAGCGAAGCGAAAGCAATCGAACTGGCTGGCTACAAGGCAGTGCCGAAAGCAGAAGTTGTGCAGCGTGCCTTAGATGGCGAAACGGTTGGCGAGCCATCCGGTGCTGCACTTACCTACGCCTTCGAGTTGGCAGTTGAACGGATCGGCGGTGCGCCGCTGGATGGCGGCTTCGAAACGTGGCAAATGCGCCGAGGCCATGAGCTCGAGCCTGAAGCGCGGATGGAGCATGAAATCCAGACAGGTCTCATCGTCCAACAGGTCGGCCTAGTGAAGACGGACGACGGTGCGTTCGGCGCAAGTGCCGACGGCTTCATCGGCGAAGATGGGGGCTCGGAATACAAATGTTTCTTGGCGCCCGACAAGCTCCGCACTTTTCATATCGACAACGACGCCAGCGAAGTGATTGACCAGGTGCAGGGTTGCATGTGGATCACTGGTCGAAAGTGGTGGCACATCGGGATGTACTGCCCTCTTCTGCGCCCGGTTGGCCGCCAGCTTTGGTGGAAAGAATTCAAGCGCGAAGATGACTACATCGAAAAGCTTGAAGAAGACCTGTGGGAGTTCAAGCTGCTGGTTGATGGCTACGAGAGGCAGCTGAGGAGTAAGGCAGCATGATGACTACCGAACTGAGCGCCATCCAGCGCAACAGCGTTGAGTCGGCTCGCCTGGCTGCGTTGATGGAAGACTTCGAGCGGCGCGGCGGGGAAATTCGTCAAGTCGGCGTGTTTGAGCTTTCTCAGAAACCACCGCGCAAGTCGCGAGTTGATCCGGAAACGGTTCTGAAGCGAAAAGAACCGGTCATGAGTCGCAGGGATCGAAATGCACTGAAGGCTATGGCGGAGGCGCTGGCATGAGCAAGGTCCGCAAGCGATACAGCGCCCGGGCAGTTCTGGCCCGGTCATGCCGCGCAATCCTAAAAACCAATCACGCAGCCATCGCCAACGTTCAGCCGCCCGACCGGCAGATCATGATCGACTGGAAGCACTGTAAGCAGATCCGCAGCGCTCCGGTGGCAGACGCCCTGTGCGATATAGCTCACCACTGGACGATCTACATCAGTGTGTTCTGCCAGAAGCCCGACGGCAGCCAGTACAGCAAGTCTATGGAGTTCTCCACGGATGGCATGCACCTGGTGGCAAACCTTGAGCAGGTGATGATGGACGCCCACGCGGAACTGGTGGCGCAATCAAACGCCAATCACCGGTTCGGTTCGGGCTGGATTGCAGTTCCTGACAAAACATCGCTAACCGAAGATCAGGCCAACCGTGTTTTCTCGGCAATGGGTGTCTGGCAGCGAGCGGAGGCTGCATTAAGCGCCTGAGCACGAAGGTTCGCCGCAACAGGCGGGCCGAACAATTTCACTTTCCGCCCAGCGGTTTGAAGGAGCTGATAAATGGCCCTGACCCAGAAACAACGGGACGAGCGGACAGCGCTCAAGCGGCAGAAGGCCGGGGAAGAGGAATTGCGGCTCAGGGTGCGGCCCGGCACGAAGCAGGCGCTGAGTGAGCTGATGGAGTGGGCTGGCATCGAGGAGCAGGGCGAAGCGCTGACTCTGATGATTCATCACCTGCACGACCTCGGACCGGGCGGCGCGCTGCCGATGCTTGAAATCCCGCGCCACGAAATCACCGTATCGAAATCCGTGGCGCACAAGCTTCAGCTCGCCTACAACCGCGAAGCGCTGCGCATCTGCAGCGACGATTGAACCAAAAACTTACGCACCAGAGGTAAAAACATGAAACCGGAAATGATCACTTTGAAAGTGGGCGATGCCACGATAAAGCTTCCCGCCAGCACCGTCGCGCAGCTTGCATTGGCCAGCGTCATCAGCCAAGTCGTGCCGCCGCACATTTCAGCCGCCAATGCACCTTCGGTGGTTGGGATTCCTGCTCTGGGTACTTACTGGCCCGGCGAAGGCGGTGTAAATGCCGGCTTGATGCGCGGCATCGAAGGTGGCCGTGATTACTACCTGATCGTCCCGACTGGCGATGACCTGGGTGAGCTGAAATTCGGCGGCTATGGCGAGGAAATTGACGGCGCGGGCAGCGCGTCTGACGGCCTGGCCAATACGCAGGCGTTGGTCGCCAGTGAGCACAAGCACCCGGCTGCTTTGGCATGCGTCAAATTCAGCGCCGACGGAAAAGATGACTTTTACCTGCCTGCGCGCCGCGAGCTGCAACTGGCCGAGGCCAACGTGCCTGAGGTATTTGCCAAGGGATGGTACTGGTCATCTTCGCAGCGCTCCGCCAACCTCGCGTTCCTTCAGAACTTCGATGATGGCACTCAGAACAACGACGTCAAGAGCTACGAGCTTCGCGTCCGCCCCGTCCGCAGATTGTTTATTTAATCCTTCATTCATTCGTTCTTGACCGGCACTGGGCGCAAAAGCGCCTTTTTTGTTGCCTGCAAAAAGAGGAAGCACCATGTCTGCACTGAAAAAAGAAAATCCAGAAAGCCCGGTACTTACTATCGGTCAGCCATATGGCGGTGGGTTCTTCTCGGGGATTACCCTGGAGGACGGCAAGCGCTACATCAACATCACCGCAGGTGCTGCACACGAGCTGGTTGGGGCGTGGGGTAAGTATGGCGAGAAGATCGAAGGCGCTGACAGCTTCACCGACAGCCTGGCCAACACCAAGGCTATGGCGGCGGCAGGCAGTGATCTGGCAGCGAAAGTTCTGGCCCTGACCATTGGCGGCTTCGCCGACTGGGCGATCCCGGCGCGCGACGTACAGGAGCTTCAGTATCGCCACTTCAAGCCAACCACCGAAGAGAACTGGGCGAACTCGCGCAACGGCGACAACCCGCATAGTGAACCGGTTGGCCTGCTGTACAGCGAGGAAGACCCGCTGCAAACCGTGCACGAGGCATTTCAGGAAGGTGGCCCCGAGGCTTTCCGCGACACCTGGTACTGGTCGTCTTCGCAGCGCTCCGCCGACTACGCATTCGATCAGCACTTCGTTGATGGCACTCAGGACGGCAGCGGCAAGCACTACGAGCTTCGCGTCCGCCCCGTCCGCAGCGAGCTTATTGATTGATTCGCTTATTTGATCCGGCCGCTTGCGGCCGGTTGCTCTTGGAGAGCGTGCCACATGGCAATGCATACGGAACTTGCGATCTATAACGCGGCAATGGGCCTGCTCCACATGGCCACCACCCTGACCCGGAACATCCCACGCGACTTGAAGCAGTCCTTGGGCAAGCGTGTGATCGACGAATGCATCGAAGTCCTGATGCTGATCGCTCGTGCCAATGCTACACAAGACAAGCGCCCCCACCTGACCCTGCTGGTCGAAAAGGTCCAGGTAGTCGAATTCCTGATGCGACTCTTCAAGGACAACCGCTTCATCAGTGTCCCGCAACACGCCAAGGCAATCGAGGTAACGGCCTCGATCGGCAAGCAAGCCAACGCCTGGAAACGCTCCACCCCAACCGCGCCCGCTACCTGAAGGTTACGGCTTTCTGGTCTGTGCGATTTGAATCTGGTCGTGCCGCTGGCCTTATAGGCCACCGCCATGCGCATCAAAGATACCGACGGTCTAAAGCGTCCGTGCAGGTCTTGCGCAGTTTCCCCGCTGATCGGCCCCGGCCTTCGGCGAGGTGACGTAGATAGCACGATAGGTCGCAGCGCTCCGCCAACAACGCATTCAATCAGAACTTCGATGATGGCAATCAGAACAACAACGACAAGAACAACGAGCTTCGCGTCCGCCCCGTCCGCAGATTCAATCGGGATACCCTACCCGTTTCAGGATCTGGTTCAGGCCTATTACGACTGCCGCCGCTCAAAGCGCAACAGCGCCAGCGCGTTGAAATTCGAAATGGATCTGGAGAGAAACCTGATCGGGCTGCACGACGACCTGATGTCCGGCAACTACCGGCCAGGCCGCTCTATTTGCTTCGTGGTGACGCGCCCCAAGGCCAGAGAGGTATGGGCCGCAGACTTCCGGGACCGCGTCGTCCACCACCTGCTGTACAACCATGTGGCACCGCGCTTTTACGCCAGCTTCATAGCGGACAGTTGCGCATGCATACCGGGGCGCGGCACCCTATACGCCGCCACCCGGCTTGAATCAAAGATCCGTAGCGCCAGCGAAAACTGGTCTAAGCCGCTCTTCTACCTGAAGTGTGACTTGGCCAACTTCTTCGTCGCCATCGACAAGGCGGTGCTGCGCAAACAGCTGGAGGCCAAGATTACCGAACCTTGGTGGCTGGCCCTGGCCACTCAGATCCTCATGCACGACCCGCGTGAAGATTACGAAACCCGCAGCCCTGCCCATCTATTCAATCGGGTGCCACAGCACAAGCGCCTAACTGCGCAGCCGGCGCGGCTCGGCCTACCCATCGGCAACCTGTCCTCGCAGTTTTTCGCCAACGTTTATCTGGATGCGCTGGATCAGTTCGCGAAACACAAGCTGCGCGTCAGGCACTACGTGAGATACGTGGATGACTTCGTGTTTTTGCATGAATCCCCGCATCAGCTCAATGAGTGGCTGACAGCCGTCGAAGCGTTCCTGCCAAGCCTTGGTGCTCGGCTCAACCCGACAAAAACGATCTTGCAGCCAGTTGATCGTGGTGTGGACTTCGTCGGCCACGTCATCAAGCCGTGGAGGCGGACAACACGCAAGCGGTCGCTGGCCCAGGCATTGAAGCGAACCGCTGCTGCGCCCGTCGAGGATCTGCGCGAAACAGCCAACAGCTATTTTGGGCTGCTCAGCCAAGCCAGCCACAGCCAGAAAGACCGGGCAAAGCTTGCTCGCGTGGTGCTCAAACGCGGGCACAGCGTTAACGGCGCTTTGACCAAGACCTACCCAAAGAAATAACCAACCCAACGAATTTGCCACCACCGGACACGGAGGGCGGCGCATGCCTGGAGCCACCCATGAAATATGAACTGCACCTGGGCGACTGCCTGGAGGTGCTGCGCGGCTTGCCTGCAAGCTCGATCGACAGCGTCGTGACTGACCCGCCCTACGGAATTCGCTTCATGGGTAAGAGC